TGGGCAATCAGGTTAGCAACACGGTTGATCAACACAGCTAGAGCAGCGTGTTCGTCACCAACGAATGTAGCAGTACCAGAAACGGTAGCTTGGTTGTATGTGTACTCAACAGCAGCCAGAGTGCTCAAACTCAAGAGAATCTCTTGGTCGATCTCAGCTGTGATCTCTTGTGCCAGTGCGGCCATGATTTCTGCTTCAACGTCAATACCGTGCATGGCTTGTGCGTCTTGTGCAGATTCAAATGTCCAACGTGCTTGCAATTTACGTGTCTTGGCTTCAACTGCTTGCTTCAAGATCTGTACGCTAATTTGCTTACCGCCGTTACCTTCCATAGTAGCTGTGTTAGCGCCTGTGTAAGTTGATGTAGAGTCTGTGCCTTTTGGTACTGCAGAGTATGCAGTAGCAATAGTGAATGGACTCAGGGCTTCTTGACCAGCAGTGACACTGGTTGCGGCTGCAGAGTTGTCAGTCAAGTTGTTGGCATAACGCACACGTAGTGTGTGGATCTGACCAACTGGACCTGTCATTGGCTGAACGCCTACCAACTCGTTAGCAATAACTGTTGGCATAACACGACGGATAACTGGTAGAATCACACGGTTTAATGTAGCAATGTTGCCTGATGCTGTGGAACCAGCAGTTGCGTTTTCTTTCAAGTACTTGCGTGTATTCTCAAGAATAACGTTCATACTGGTACGCTTGGAACCGTTTAGACCTTCAAGCAATGCTTCCTTGGTCTCGTCCCAGCGACCTTCTAATAATTGTTGTGACATTTAATGTCTCCTTTTTAATTAATTTAACCCTGCCAAACGCTTGATGTCGATAACATTGCTAGATTCAGCACTGTCGTCTTCAATTTGGCTACGGGCAGATTTATCGCCGGTGACTGCTGACACGGATTCTGTAATCACTTTAGAGGCTTTTACAGAGCGGTCGGTTAGAACAGCCGGTAGATACTTTTCAAATGCGTTTTTCAAACGTGGAGTTTGGACGCTTTCGAGTAAATTACGCATGACTTCTTGCTTCTCTTTGTTAAGAGGGGCTAGTAATTCGTCCATAACGTTTGCACGTTGGTTGGACTCTTTAATCATTCGTATTTCACGCTCTTTTGACTCATTAAGAACTTTTGCATTCTTAATAAGTTTGATGGCTTCAGACAATTTTGCATCTTTGTTTGCAATTGTATCGTGTAACTTGCGCACTTCCGCTTTCTCATTGAGATGGGTAGCACCAAATTCACTTGCATATGCTTCAAAGATACGACGACCAAAATTGTTCTCGCGAGCAACTTTGATGTCTTCTTGTAATTGACTGAGTTCGGCCTTTAGATGACGGCTAACAGATTGTGACATTTTCTGTGCAGATTCAGTTACGAAACGTGCTTTCAATGCTTCCAATTGGCTACGTGCTTCACGTACTAGACGAACTTTTGTTTCTACAACATCACGTTTGTCAGTTGCGAATTCTTGAATTTCGCGAGCCAATGCATGAACAATAAAGCCTTCCAATTTCTGGAGTCCTTCATTGTGCTGCTTACGATCCTTACGCAGTTCGCTAATTTCTTCGGCAAGTTTAGTGACCATAAAGCTGTTAAACTTTGTGGCATTTTCATTCATCTTGCTTTGGAATCGAACGCGATCTTCTACCAATTGTGCTTTTTCGGCAGCAACGGCTTGAATCTCTGCAGTAAGACCATCTGTTACCATACGATCTAGGGCTTCCACCATCACTGTTTTGTCATGTTCATAGCGTTGTGCAAACTCTTCGCGGAGTTCTGCACGAGCCTGTTCACGAGCCTCAACCAGCTTGGCTTCCCAAGCTTCGTTGATCTCCTGGCGAGTTTCCTCGGTGATCAAGTCGCTATCTAGTAACGGTTTAATAGCATCTAACATGCTTATTCCTCCCTAATTTTGAGATCTTTGATCAGTTTTACTACTTCACTTTTCAAATATCTCTGTACCTTGTTGTCCGCGCCGGCTTCACGTGCCACTTCCAACAATCTATGACCGTACTTCATGTTCATGAGGCCTTCATATATTGCTGTGGGATATGCATTTGGAGCACTGGGTTGTGCAACTACATCTACAGTGACTATTTCAAAGTCACTGACATGTCCTGTTCTGTCGTCGACGTTTCCTGACCCACGACTTGAAACACCTAATCTAACACCGCTGTCCAACATGGTTTTAACCAGTTGTCCCATTGGCGTTGGTAATATCTTCAATTTTCCATAACCGATTGCACCGTCGCACCACATTTTATCAATCATGTGACTCACACGGTCTAGGTTAATTTTAAGATCATCTGGATGATCTACTTCTCCCAATACCGAATTGCCACTCTTAAGTTGTTCATTAATAGTGCCAACTGCTTTACGAATTTCGTGAGCAGGGTATATTCTTTCATTAGCATTACGCTTATCACCTTCAATGCAGATTCCTTGCATGTAAAGGGTTTTACCAGAACCATCCTGAGCATCCTCACTCAGCAGTTCGACCTGCGCTTGTGAGAATGTCAAGTGTTCTTGTAGGTAACGAGCCATAATCTCTTATACTGGAGATTTAGTGTTTACGCCTGCAGCCTGTGTGGTCACTGGCTTTGGTGCGGCACCTTGTTTAGGACTTGTTGTCATGCCCATATCTTTTACAGATGGAGCAGAACGGCCTTGGGCTGTATCTCCAGTCATCCGAACTGGAGAACCTTGCATACCTTTGGCACCCGAGTTCTGTGGCACTACACTTTTGGTGTTAGCACCGTCGTCGCCCATTTTAGCAGGAGCTACTTTGGACAAACTTACAGCTTCCATCATGCCCATTTCAGGCATAATTTCTGATGTATCATCCATTTCAATTGCGTCGCCGCCAGCATCCATGTCAAATTCTTGTTCTTCTTCGCCGCCCATCATGGCTTCAAATTCAGCCATTAGTTCGTCCAGCTTGTCTTCTAGGTCAACCACACGGTCTTCGATATCGCCTTCGCCTGCATCATGGGCACCTTCAATGTCGTGTGTAAGATCATCGCCGGCTTCTTCTGCTTCGTCGTCAAACTCAGCATCCATGTCGTCATCTTCTTCATTCATGCCTTCTTCTTCAGTTTCTACATCAGTGATCAAATCGTCAGCAGCGTCGCCGTCGTTCTCTACATCTTCGTCAACTTCTTCAGTGGCTAGTTCTTCACCTTCTTCTTCTTCCATTAAACTTTCGTAGATTTCGCGTGATTTCTCAACAACGATATCATGAAATAGTTCTTTAGCTTTCGCTTCTTCATCGTTAATTACGAATTCAATTAACTGTTCAAATTTTGATGTCATATTGTTTCCTCCAAAGGTTATGGCTCATGTTTACTACTTACACAAAAGTAGTAAACTGAGCATATTTAGACGTCAAAACTGGTGAATTTGACTATTTTATTAAAGGCCAGGAGGGGCGGCCGGGGGAGCATACTGCTTACGAATATCTTTGAGTTTCTCTTTGTATTCATAAGTTCGTACGTCGTTCATCTGACGTAACTTGCTTAACTGTCGTAATGTTAAACGAGTTTTACGTAGTTGATTTTTTTGAGGCTGGCTGTTGTCTTGAGCAACATCTTGGTAGCCTTCAGGGTCACGTTGGTAAAGTTCGTTTAAAATCATACAAGTATTTATGCTGTTGCCGGCGGAGGAGCGGCCGAGGGTGCTGTTCCTGCGCCAGCCGGGGCTCCAGGCATGCCGCCAACATCGGGCGTGCCAGCAGGTGGCATGGCCGCCAGTTCTTCACCGGTGTTGATATCTGCTTCCATACCTGCTGGAGTAATACCAATACTACGTAAATCTTGTCCTTGTGTAGTGCTTAACTCTGGCTGATCACGTTCTTCGCGCCATAGTTTTTCGTTCTCTACAATCTCTTCTTGACTCAATCCTAAGTAGCGTTCCATTAAGAAACGCTTGCTCATGTAGGGCAACTGCTCTAGTGCACCAAATGTGCTCACACGGCTAGTATCCATTTCTGCCTGACGGTAACTAGCAAAGTTCTGTGGAGGACCTAGTACAATATCAAAAATGCTGTTGTCAATGTTAAAACCGCGCCATTTCATGAACATCTTGAATTCATCATCAAGTTTTTGCATGATTAAACGCTGTAAACGTTCGCAATATTGGTTAAATCTGTACTCTTGTATCAGTGCTGTGCCTACTTTTCCGTCGTTCATTGCACGGTCTGAGTCGTCAGGACCAGTGGGCAAGTAGCTCGATGGCACACGTAAACCACGTGCCATTTTGTTGTTGAAGTACTTTAAATCGTCAATTTCGCCGAGCCCTGTACCGCCTGGTAAAGTGTCTACGCTGGATCCACGACCGTCTGCTGTTTGTGGGAAAAAGTAATCTTCGTTGATACTCAGTGGATTGTAACTGGCATCCATTAAGTTTGCGCCGCCACCATTCACCGTGGGAATTCTACGCTGGTGCATTTCGTTTTTAACACGTTCAACAAAGGCCATAGCCATGTGGCTGGGCATGTTGCCCACGTCAATTTTAAACACTCTACGCTCTGGAGCACGGCTTACACGATAGATCAGCACAGAGTCTTCTAACAATTCTTTTTGTTTGTAAACTTTAAAGATGTTTTCTAATATACTTTGCCCAAATGGCCAGAAGTAATCTAATCCTTCATTCAAACTCATGTGTACCACGTGTTTGGCATCAATACAGGTTTCGTTCATGGCCTGTGCAAATCTGCTATTGCCCACTGTGCCACCACCCCCGCCACCCCCGCCACCATTGGGTGCCGAGTAGTTGGTTTGCCCTGTGCTACCTGTTGACCGGCTAACATAGTAGTCGCTGGTGGTCTTTTGTGCAATACTTAAATTTTGGAAGTTGGGATTGATGTCACGAATAATATACTGCTCGGGACGCTTGCCTTCAGATTCGTTTACAATGACTCTGCTGACTTTGACCATGTCAACCCAGTACATTTCAAATGTTTCTGGATCACGCACAAACACCTGATCACCATACTTGATGGTGTTACGGAACAGTTTAAACATGCGCTGGTCTAACTTGTTCAGTTTGGTCCATTGTTGTAACTGCTTTTTAATAATTTCTACTTCGTGGTCAGTGGGTGTTTCTTTGAACGTGATATCAAAGGGTGTGTTGTTATCTTCGTTGTTCTGTGTACTAAACTCTGCAATAATGTCCAAACATGCATTGATCTCACTATCAAGGTCCATGTTTTCATATTGGTTATAACGCTCAATACGATTGGGGTGTCCAGAATAAACTTCGGGCAAACGGCTAGCATAGTTACGGAATGCAAAATCATTGCCTGTTCCTGTGTTGCCAGTGTAGCCATTTTGGCGGTCGTACCCTGGCAGGCCAGATTGATTGCGCCCAGAAATAGGACTCAGTTGGCCATTAGCGTCACCTGCGGCCACTTTGAAATACTTGAGCCAGCCCCTTTTGCGGCCTGGGCCAGATTCGTTACCAACTGTTGATTCAGCCATTTAACATTTCCTTTTGCATACAGCAATATTTACCGCGATCACTGTGCATACTTCAATATTTGCTCCGACACACCTACTTGATTTTGCATGATGCGTACCATTTGATCTAGTTTATCTAGTTGTGCTGCCATCATGATCATTTGTTCTTCATTGCCAACCATTTGTACAGGTATTGTTTTACCATCTGGTAACGGAACCACTGCTTCGGACTGCCCGGCTTCGCCTGCTAGTACTGTTGATCCTCCTGGCAGCGGTGGAACTACACCACCATCTTTGGCTTGAAAATGTACTGGATCTTTGGGTACTTTTTGCGTTAATCCGTATTTGTTAAGTGCAGACACAGCAATTGGATCTTGGTAATTTTGAACATCAATTGCTTCGCCTTTTTCGTGTAAACTACGTCCAGGCTTGCCTATAGGCATACCTGTTGGACTTACGCCAGGTCTACCGGCGTCTACAGATTCATCCCAAATTCTTTGCTGGTCTACAGGATCTCGTTTGGCACTGTTAATCTGTAACACACCGCCGGTTAATTTGTTATACTCAGTTGCGGCAGAGATAACAGAATTTTTAAATGTGTCATTTAGGCCTTCAAAGGCTTGTTGACTACCAGATCTAGCAGTAAATTTTAATATTTTTGTTAAATCAACTGCCGAGGCCAACGCTTTGTCTGGACCAGATTCTGATGCTCCAGATCCTTCTGGTGGTCGAGGACTAGGTTTTGCCGCCGCCGCCAATGGTTTAGCCCCGGCTGGCTTGGCTGCCGCAGGTGCTGCCGACGGAGTTTGTCCTGCCAATCGATTTAATGCTTTATCTAAAAATCCAACTTTTTCATTACCACCAGCTGGTGCTGCCGCAGGTTCTGCCGCTGGTTTGGCAGGTGCTGCCGCAGGTGCTGCCGCAGGTGCTGTCGCTGGTGCTGCCGCTGGTGCTGCCGCTGGTGCTGCCGCTGGTTTGGCAGGTGCTGCCGCTGGTGCTGCCGCTGTCTTGGCAGGTGCTGCCGCAGGTTCTGCCGCAGGTGCTGCCGGTTTAGCTGCCGCTGGGGCTGGTGCTGCCGCAGGTGCAGTAGGAGGCGGCGCAGCCGGTCTTGGTGCGGCTTGTGCGGCAGCTCCTGGTTCATCACGTTTTTTAGTTGTGACTCCGGCCGCATTAGCCAACTTAGTCATGGCTTCAATGGTCTTATCAGTGGCGTTGGCCAGCCCTTTCATTCCAGTTGTAACAGGAGTTATACCAGCGTTGATTAAATCTTGCAATTTATCACGTGATGCGCGATTGGCATCCTGCAGATCTGTCATGTTCTGCGTGGTTTTATCTGTAACAGTTTGTGCTTTTTTAGCTGCCTCTAACTGCTCTTCAACTGTTCCAGTCACACCCATAGCTGCCAGTTTGTTTTGTTCTTGGAAGGCTATAAACGTCTCGTTGTTAACACCCATTTTGGCCAAATCTTTGGCGTAACCTGTTACATTTGCGGCTGCATCTTTCTGTGCGGCTGCCATGAATTCAGCCTGTGTAAATGTTTCTTGTCCTGCTACTGCGGCCGCGTTAGGCATTGTCAACAGCAACTTTTGTGCTTCTGGAGTATTCAAACTACCTGACAGGATGTTCAAGAAACCTTTGCGAGTTTCAGGGGCCACTTTGTCTAACTGTATCTGTGTACGTTCAACTTGTTTAAGTTGTTCAGCAGCCGCTGTGTCGCCCATGGCAGCACGTTGTTCTAATTCTGTTTTGTAGGCAGCATAGCGTTCTTCTGCCAATGCACTTTCGCGCGACTGTTCTTGTTGTTCTCTATTCTTACCGGTTATTTTTGCTAATAAGTCTGTTTCTTTAATGTAGTTGGCAGCTGCCGCGGCTTGCTCGTCTGCGGACATTTTTTGTCGAGCACCGGACAGCATTTGTAGTTTTGTATAACTTGCAATGCCTTTGTTAACTTCGTCAACACTCATGCCCATGTCTCGGAACTGGCGTCCCATATCACTTTGCTGTATAGACGAAGACACAGAGGCCAGTTGGTTAAGGCCTTGACTTGCTGTGCCGCCAAAATTGGCCAATGTTACTGAGTTTTCTTTAACAATACTGACGAACTTGTCCAGTTCGTCAGTGCCGTAGTTCATGCGTTTTAGATTATCATAAACACCTTGCATGCCATCGGATGCTGTAGCACCCATTTTAGACATTTCTTGATAATTTTTATACAGTAAATCTGCCTGTTGATTTACTGCCTGCGTGTACTCTGACGCACCTTTGACCAGTGTTTTAAGTGCACCGCCCACATAAGGAATCAATCCTAGTAGATCTCCCAGTGCATCTGCCACGCCGCCGATGGATTTGTTAAATACCGACGCACCAATTTCACCGTCTGCCAGTTGTTTAGTTAATCCCAGTGCAGAAGTTCCCAGTTGTCCAAACCCTTTGGTTAAACTACCAGTGAACCCTTTAACACCAACGGACATGTCCATTAATGCCATTTTAGTTTCAATGGAGACAGCGCCAAGACGTTTTATCTCATCCGTCGCTCGCGCTTCAATTTCTGCTTTTTCTTCGGGGGTGTACATACTTGCCATAACTATATTTACCTAGGAAAAAATCATGTCAAATAACCCATTAACACAATATTTTAGACAACCGGCTGTGTACGTCCGGTTGCCCAGTGGCGGAAAATATTATTCCGAAGGAGCAATTGCAATGCCGCCCAATCAAGAACTGCCTGTTTATCCAATGACAGCAATTGATGAAATTACTTACAGGACTCCCGATGCGTTGTTCAACGGTAATGCTGTTGTTAATGTTATTAAAAGTTGCGTTCCTGCTATTAAAGATCCTTGGAGCATACCTGCCATGGATGTGGATACTATTTTGGTTGCAATACGCATGGCCAGTTATGGAACTACAATGGAAATTTCAACCACTTGTCCGCATTGTAAAAACGAAGCAGATTACGGAATTGATTTACGCAACATGCTTGAGAATATGAAGGCTCCTGATTATTCTAAACCCGTAAACGATGGAGATTTAGAAATATATTTTAAACCAATGTCGTACCGAAACCTCAATGAGAATAATCAACGACAGTTCGAAGAACAGAAAATACTACAAGTGTTACCGGGAACCGACATGCCCGACGAACAACGTATGTCTGCGCTCAGTGCGGCATTGATGAAAATTACAGAGATCACTGTAAGCGCATTGGCACAAAGCATTTCAGCAGTTAAAACTCCTGATGCGTTAGTAAGCGAACCCGAGTACATTGAAGACATGTTAAAAAATTGTGATCGTAGACTATTTGGTAAAATTAGAGATCACATTATTGAAACAAAATTAGCTGCAGAAATACAACCATTGACAATTTCATGTGGCGAATGTACTAAAGAATATAAACAGGCTATTACATTGGATATGACAAGTTTTTTCGCGGACGCCTCTTAGTACTGGACTCTGACCAAATTTCCAAATGGGTAGATCAAATGGAAAAAGAGGCTAAATCAATAAAATCTGAGGCATTAAAAATGGTGTGGTATATGCGTGGTGGGCTATCTTATGAGGCTGCATTAAATCTCAGTTTTGAAGAACGCAATGCCGTTTCTGAAATCATCAAAGACAATTTAGAAACAACTAAAAAATCTGGACTGCCATTTTTCTAAAACATCATGCTAAACATAGATCAAGTTAAACAAGACATCGAACAGTGGATCATGAACTTTGTAGAAGTTCCACATCCGGCGCTGGGCGGCTTTCCACCTTGTCCTTACGCACGATCAGCACGATTAAAACGCAGTTACAAAGTGTTCATTGGCACGGATCCCTACTACGATCTCAAGAATAGAGCACGTTACGGCATGGGCAATCGAGAAGTCATTGTGTATGCATACGATCCTGTGGAATGGCCACATGAACTGTTTGCGTCTAGTTTAGATCAAGCCAATCAAGAGTTTTTACTCACAGCAGACATACTGGTTTTAGAAGATCATCCTGCTGATCCAGAAATAGTCAACGGCATTTGTATGAATCAAGGCACATACGCACTGGCATTGGTACAGAGTCTAAGCGATCTCAATACCAAAGCACAGCAAATGGCCAGCAAAGGATTCTATGATACATGGCCTGAGGAATATCTCACTGCGCTGTTCCAGCATAGGAAGGATCCCAGAATATGACTTATCAGTTTGCACGTATTAATTTAGAAAAAACAACATATCGGCCACGAGTGGATTGGTTTTACATTACTGAACCCAACATTGCTGAACTGCAAGACATATATAGAACCTACTGCATTTACAAACACTTTGGCAGTGTAATGCCGTTGTTTGACAGTCAGTTTACAGAACCCGGAATGGATCTCATAGGCTACAGAGACAACGGCGAACTGGTAGCATTTTCTATGATGAAACGCTACGATGATCGAAATTTATTAGCCGCACAGTTTGCGTGGAACTATCGTACACCTCGACTACGGTTGGGTATTACAAGTTTACAAACAGAGTGTGCAATTTACAGAGACCGCGGATTTGAGTACTTGTATCTGGATCAAGCGCATTTGTACAAACAAGACCTTGAAGGTTTTGAAATTTTAGGACCACTATAACATGGCAGACTTATACACAATTTGGGCAGACAAAGAAGGCGACATATCAGACCTTGACTGGGTCAACGGAATGAAAAGTTTTTTTGATCATTTAAAAGAAGAAGGCAAAATGCAAGACTATCGTATTACTCGTTGTAAAATGGGTTTCCGTAGCATTGCTGACATGCCCGAATGGATGATACTGATGGAGTTCCGAGACATGGCCCAAATGGATGAAGCATTTCGACGTGTTGCTCCACTTAGTGGAGAACTAGAAGTAAAACACAAAAGTTTTAATCAATTTGTTTCTGGAACAATACAACATGCACTGTTCCGTGATTGGCCTGATACCTTTGTATGAAAACAGTAGTGTTGATTGCCTTACCTGGCGAGGCTCCTAACCTACGACACATGATGAATGTTTTTTATACTGGGGTAGGCAAGGTAAATGCGGCATTAACAGCCGCTCAGGTAATTGAACGATATCAACCAGATCGTATTATTAATGTTGGAACAGCAGGTGGCATAACTGCTGGACCCGGACTGCACGAATGTACTTGTTTTGTACAACGAGATATCTTGTGTCAAGCCCTGGGATGCTTAGACGGGCAAACACCATTTGAGGATGATGTTATTTTAAGTACAGGAACTCACGGACTTACATGCAGTACCGGTGACAACTTTGTAATGAATCCAATTCTTAGTATTCCTGCAGATCTAGTCGACATGGAAGCATACTCTATCGCAAAGGCTTGTATACGCAATAAGATTGAGTTTCGTTGCTTCAAGTATATTACAGATCAAGCAGATGCTCAAGCATCGGATTCATGGAAAGAATCTGTATCTTTGGGAGAAAAGTTCTTTATTGCTAAACTACTTGAACTTGGTGTAACTGTGTAAGAACTTCTGCGAAGTTCTATTGATTTCGCTATCGCTCATCAATATTTTTCTAATTTCTTTTTTTTAAGTATTATCTAGATTAACTGGTCATAATTCACCGTATGCACGGTGAACATGAGAGAGCATTATCTGAGTAGCCCAGTCATCTATCGTAATGAGATTGTAGTTTCCTACGCGGAGGCGGTTGACCGGTACCCCCTACTCAAGCTTCACATATCAACGGAACCCTAGTAACCCGATATAGATCCAAGTCCTATAAGCATGGGGTGTATCTTCTTCACAGAGCCCAAACCATTTGTTGCCTTAAGTTAGCAATTGCCTTTGACGCCCAAGTCCAAATATGGTATTGCACATATCTTCAATGGGGGTGAGCCAATGCACTCACCACACGGTCGTAATTGTTGCCTAGTTTTATATTAGATACGTGTTTTCTAACGTGTGGGTGTTTGGTTCTAAAAGATTGTATAATTGTTTGGTATTTGTAAATTTTTCTAATTGCCAAGTTTTTAAGTTTAAATTGTGTTTGTATATAAGGTAGTGTTGTATAGCCGCTTCTTGAACCAGATCAAGATCAAATCTTACTAGATCCATATTATTTCCATTAATGATATAATCCACAATAGTATCAAAGTACATGGCAAATAACAGTCTGTTAGCATGTATTTTTTTCCATTTGTTATAAACTGTAATCCAGCGAGATTTTTTGGTGTTGTCGATATTAATTTCTAAAAACTCAAACAGTTGATCAACTGTTTGATCAAACATAGTATACAATTCAACTGTATTGAAATTATAATGAGTAATGGTTAAATCAACGTTACCCGCGATTTGTTTAACAGCAAATGGACGCATATTTAATGCTAGAAATTCTCGTTGGTCCCAGACATGATTTAAATTTTGTTCTTGCCAAATTTTATAACTATCGGTAAAAAAGTATTCAACATAGTCTAGTAGTTGCTCTTCGTTAGATAAATTTCTTTTGTCAAAATCAGACCATTTTTCTGTCAAGACTCTAAATCTCGATGAGCATTGATACAACGGATGGCTATTAGATAACACAATAATTTTTTTAAATTCTGGAGCAATAGAAGATATTAATTCAGTGGTGGGTAGATGGTTATCACCGGGATTAATACGAGAATTACAAGATCTGACATCGTCATTTAGATTGTGAAAATACATAGTATGAAAATCAGAAGTAGTAATATTTTTTAAAGTAGTTAATATGTTATGTGATTGATTAATGTTAAGAGGTTGATTTGGAAGAAATAGATGAGCATTGGTATTAGTGTTTGGATCTTCGGGTATGTCAACCCACCTATTAGTTTTAGAATGAAAATAATTTTTGTGTCCAGCAAGGTAATGAAGGCTCCATGTTAAAAACGTGCCTCCCACTCCTGGATCAGTTAAAATTAATATCATATTTTATTTTTTTATTTTTTTTATGTGACTACCATGCACACGCACCTGAATGTGTCCGTTGTAATAATCATTTGTTTCTAATACCATGCGTGAAAATTGTTCTCTTGCTTCAACATAACTACATTCTGCTTTAGAGTTACAATAATAAAGTATTTCTCTGATGAAGTTTTCTTTGCCTAGTGCCTCAATGTCTGCTGTAAGATTTGGACTTGACCCATAATACTCGCGCCAATCACTGTCAATTTTACTGCGGATTCTTTTCTTCTTCTTAATGCCGTTCTTTTGTTTTACAGTTTTGTAAGTTGTTTTTGAGAATTTTGCTAATTTTTTGCCTATGTACTTGCGTCCGGTGAGATTATTTGTGATTAAGTAAACAAATCCAACACATTCTTCGGGCAACGTCTCAATTGGAGCATCTTGATATAGCCATGTCATGTGTTTTTAGTGGGTTGTCCTTGCTCTATAGTTATGCCTTATGATCAAAGTTCACGTAAAAAGTTGCCTCTTCTACCACAGTATTTGAACTTACTGTGGTAGCGTATGTTATAAAGTTGCTGATGTCGTTTAAATTAATGCCGTTGCCTGTCCAATTGGTACGGCCACGACTAAGTTCTGTGTCTAGTCTATCTAGTGTAATGAGTGTTGTTTTAAATGGTACAATGTTTTGTTTAAATGCCTGTGTGCCTTGACGACTTGCGTGTTCTAGGGCTGCCTTACTAATTCTATATGTTTCAAATCTTGGCTCCGGAGCAACAATACTTTTGCTGCCGGCGCTGCCAATGTTAATGATATAGCCGGCTTTTCTTGCCGCTTTCCACGCATCATATACTGCCATGTATATTTGCGATTGTGCAAAGTTGGCCCAATCTTCTTGTGGAGGCCCGTCAAACGCATTGTTGATGAACACATCAAAGTCTAAACTTATTTCTGCAATTTCTTTAGCATGTTTTGTAATATCATACCCTTGAACCCGGCTAACACTAGTTCCGCCAAACGTTTTTGTTAGGTGTAGTCCTAGACCTCGATTGCCGCCAGTGATTAAGAATGTCTTGTTCATTTTAGTTTGATCCCATACTTTTTGAAACTGTTTACCGCAGGTCATTGCACACTCAAATAATCTCTCAGGAAATGTATTATACTTCCAACTATCTACAAGATCTGTCCAGAAAGAACTATCAAACACCTGTTCCAGCGAACGATGATGTATGTTTAAGTTGTTGGCACCGTGACGGTTGACAAATTCTTGCACTTGATTTTTGCCATCCACAGTGCTTAAATCGTTACTACACGGCAGAACAGATTGGTCACGAAATCTGGCATCGCTCAGGTTGTGGCTTAACATATTACATGGTAGCACAAGTCCTGCGGCATTGATAGCAACTTTGTTGCCTTTTAGCGAGTCACAACTAATCTCAGTGTTGGCAAAATATTCTTTGATATCCGGGTATTGCTTTTTTAAATCTGGAAGTATGCTAATGCTTTTGTTTTTGTATTGTTTTAACACAGTGGGCTTGATAACATACTCTGTTTCGCCTTGTCGATTCTGCACAGGCCATTCTGAAAATTCTTCCATGGTTTTGTGATTTAAGAATCTACCAGTAGCACGATGTTTAAAATCTTTAAACCTTAATTTGATGCTTAACTCTCTTGCCTGCTCAACTTGATGCTGATTGTGTTCAAATATAATATAGTTCCACACCGCACGTCCACCTGCATTGATGTACGCAGTGGCATTGGCAATAATTTTGTTAAAGTCTGTATTGCGCCGGTACAAGTGATTGGTATCTTCAACTCCGTCGATGTTAAAGTCTACCTGACCATACCCTCCAATGATCTCTGCCATTGTAGTCCAATATTCTGTATCGTGGGCACCGCCATTGGTGTGTATGTACAACCACAGTGTCGGACACTTGTGTCTAAAGTCACGTAGTATATCCAGGAAGTCTGGATGCATAATAGGATCGCCGTAACTGCCACAGAAGAATACCTGTCTTAAATTAAGACACAGATCTTCTGTGAAGGCAGCGTCTATTACCGATCTAGGAAGATGTTCTAGTGTAAGATGTGGATTAACACCGCTGCCGTTGACGTTGCGTGGACACTGCGGACAAGCGGCATTACAATAAGAGGTAATCTCCAATTGATATTCAGTGACGCTTGATATTTTAAATCCTTGCATTATTCCAGTTAAATATGCTATGTTAGATGTTTTGCTAATAAATGTTCCACAGATATCCTTAATTTATCCTCCTGCTGCCACCAGCCTACTCAAAGGCATTTGTGAAGCAAATGGGTATACTGTATCTGTGAGTGATTTTAATTTAGAACTAGCAGAACTGTGCAACAACAATAATAACACAAAACAAGAACTAGATCAATACTTTTCGTTGAATGATCATACAGGAACACTGAGTCAATTTACTCAAACTTGGCTAGATCAGTATATTGATATCTGTGTGGCACATATTGTTGAAACTAATCCACGGTGGGTGGGAATAAGTGTGTTTACATTTCAGTGTCAAATCTTTACTAAAATGTTATTGTCAAAACTACGGTCAAAATTTCACAATAAAATAATTGTAGGGGGCGCCGGCCTTAGTAGCAACGGAATTGCATCAAAACAAAACGACTTTGGCAGTTGGTTAATACACAATAATCTAGCAGATTACTATATTCGCGGCGAAGGTGACCGTGCATTACTAGAACTGTTAAGCGGCAATGTGGATTATCCTGGAATAAACAACGATAATTTTATACAAATTGAAGATTTGGATTCTATTCCGTATCCCAATTATGATGATGTAATCAACAAAAACTATCTATGGACAACAGGCAATCCGCAAATACCTGTGACCAGCAGTAGGGGTTGTGTTCGTAAATGTAGTTTTTGTGACATACATTCGGCATGGAAAAAGTACAAATACCGCAGTGGCCGTAGCGTAGCTAATGAGTTTATACATCACTATCAAAAATACAACGTAAAAAACTTTTGGTTTACTGACAGTTTGATCAACGGCAGTATGAAAAGTTTTCGAGAGTTTTGTCAATGCCTAGTTGAATACTATCAAACAAACAATCTGTCAGATCGATATTTTAACTGGGGAGGACAATTTATTGTACGTGATGCAGACAGTATGACTGTTGCTGATTATGAAATTGCTGCTCGAGCAGGTATGAATGGAGTTGCAATGGGTGTTGAAAGTCTGAGCGAACGTGTAAGAGATCACATGAAAAAAGGTTTTAGCAATGCAGACATGGATTTTACACTAGAACAGATACATCGTAACAACATGAATTGTTATTTCTTAATGATAGTTGGATATCCTACCGAGACTATAGAAGATCATACACATGGGATTGAACAGTTTCGCAAATATCAAAAGTATGCGCTAGATGGAACCATATACGGAGTAAATTTAGGCACCACTGCCAGCATAGACGAAGGTACACCCTTGTACAATGAAAGTGTTAGTCTAGGCATAGAAGATCCCATTGGAAATCATGTTGCAGGATTTAACTGGACGATGTCTACCAATCCCGGACTAGATTTTCGAGAACGTGCTCGTAGGCGCATTGAAATGCAAGAAGTACTAATGGATCTTGGATATACAATCTGGAATGGTGATAGCCAATTACTCAAACTCAAAGAAGCATATGAAAAACTACAACAAGGCCGTTATAAAACTGGCCTTCGAATACCAATCACAGTACAATAATACTTGGCCGTTTATATTGATCAAGATCAATCATGAGATTGTATCGCGATTCCAGGCCGATAGTACAAATTGGGAATGTGTATTAGAGTTCGATCCCAAAGATACAAATCGATTGCAAATTGAACATTATGGAAAAAATTACATCACAGATCAAAGTCCAGACAAGTACTTTGAATTAAAACGTTGTTATATCAATGATGTGGATCTTAAACATCACATACATAGTTTTAAACAAACTGCATATCTAGCACCATGGGATACTGATCCGCCACCGAGCAGTAGTTTGTATCTTGGTCATAACGGATATTTGGAACTAGAGTTTGCGGCACCAGTTAATAACTGGATTAAAAAAATGTTCAACGTGTCCAATGACACAATGCACGGACAACATACCACTAGAAAAACATTAATTGAAGTTAAACAATATTTTGGATTTTAAGCAATTTCAATATCTGTATTGTAACTTGTAAAGCCGTTTTCTTTGATAACCTTTAAGATGTTTTCTACACGCCCTGCTAGTTCGTCTCTATGCGACACAAGCCAAATACTCTTGTGTCGTTCTCTACTCATTTTCTTCAGCAATGCCAGGGCGTTCTCCACCCCCTGCGTGTCCAATCCGTTGTCTATGAGTTCATCAATGAATAACAAGTTGATTGGCGAGTATAAACTTTCCCAAACATCTCGGAATGCCCAGCTCATTGATAGTATTAGTCGGTTACGCTCTCCACGTGATAAGTTATCAAAGTCTAGCTCACGTCCTAGTTCTTCAATGCTCACAGTTAAATCATTCTGAAACTTAACAGTGTGTGGCAATCCAATGCGATCTAGGTAGTGTGTAAGACGTGCGTTTAAGTAACTCAAGTTCTGATCAATGATCTTTTTACGAACAAAACTATCTTTACTTGTTAGTAGTTTGAGCAAGAAGTCTTGGTGTTCTTGTAAGCGTGTGAGATCGTTGAGCGTATCGTAGCTCACAGTCTGCAATGCCTGTTGTTGCATTTCAGTAATTTGTTCTGTGTATGGATCCTTCTCTTCACCTTTGGTAGCAATCTGTGTCACCAGGGTGTTCATGCGACTGCGATGGTCAACTGCTTGAGCTTCTGTATCGTAGTGTGTAATAGGTTGTACACCAACTTCTACAAGTGTGTGTTCTGCTAGTTGTTCAGCATATGGATCTGTTTCTGCACGTTTAGCATCAATCTTGTGCTGAATATTTTCTAGTTCACTTGAATGTCGAATTGCTTCTGTTTCTGTTCGATAATGTGTTGTGGGTTTAGTACCCAACTCACCTAACTCTTTTAATGCATCGATATTTTCCAACCATTGTCCATTGGTACTCAAGGCTTGCAGTGCGGCTTCTTGTAATGCTTTCTTTTTTGTTGCTAATACCGTTTCATGATTGGCATCGTGGAAGTCTTGACCACAGGCATAACACTTGTGATTTTTTAATTCTTCAATTTCGGCTTGGAGTTTATCGATTGTTTTCTGTTCTTTTGCTTCGTCTGTTACACACCTAGCAATGAGCTTTTCAAACTCAGCAATGTCTTTGGCTTTTTGTATGTAGGTGGCCAAGTCTGTGTGTGCTTGTAGTTCTACTGCAATATCGATATGGCTAAGTTTGTTGTAGATTGATTGTAGCTCATCTATGTCTTTGTCTTGTTTTTGTTTCCAAGCAGTTTGACGACTACCCAGTGCGGTATAGGCGTCTTGCTGTTGTTTTCGTGTGATCCACACGGCTAGATCTTTGTGAGCCAGCAGTTCTACTTCGATGTCAATCTTTGCTAGATCATCATATTGTCCAACTAGATAGGCTAAATCACTGTCGTATTTCTTTTGCCAAAGCACTTGTCTGCGACGCAGGCTTTCAATTTGCTCTTCGATACGTTTGTTAGCTTCTTGCACTGCACGGATACGAAATTCTTCTTGACTGATACCATCTTTAGTCTGACGATTAAGTTCTTTAATAGCATCTGCTCGTTCTGACAACAAGGTAATACCTAACAACTGCTCGATGATGTTGCGTTGGTCATTGGCCTTTAAACTTAAAAACGGTTCTGTGTAAGTGTTTAGAGCCAGTACATGTTTAAACATGTCGTGGCTCATATTCATAATACGTTCGATGGCATCTTGTGTTTCGCGACTGTCGCCTTGCGCTTCGTCCGTTGATACTTGTGCTTCATTGTTAACGTAAAAACGTAACACATTGGGCTTGCGCCCACGCTCAATTCGATATTCTTGACCGTTTACAACAAAGTCCAGACTAACCAACATGTTCTTGCCGTTGGTCTTGTTTACAAGGTTGTCCTTGCGAATGTTGCTTAACGCCTGCCCATACAATGCGTAACTTAATGCATTGATGATTGTGGTCTTGCCCGTACCGTTACGACTTCCGTCGCCGCCTAAGTCTAAGTTCTCGCCTAACACAAGTGTTAGATCATTGCGGTCAAAGTCAATGCCTTGTGTAGCATTGCCGACACTCATAAAGTTTTTAACTGTTAGATTTTTTATTTGTATCATGTATTATTTGACTAACCATTTGTAAAATTTGATTGGTATCACTAAACCAATATCTGTAGTCGTATACGGGTATTATAACATTAAACTTCCTCTCGATGCAATAGTTAATGTAACCTTGATCGTGTAGACTGGTAATATTGTTAATGTTTAAATTTATATTATTGTCAAGTGCGGAATTGATTCTTTTCCAGTGCCAATAAACATCAAAATATTGTTGATTGCTTGCTTGCCATTGATGGCAAAACTGTTCTAACATATCATTCTTAACAACCCGACACCCTAGCTGTTCAATTAACCTAGTTAAACATGCTACCGGATCAGTGATTAGCTGTTCCAAACTTACATTTAAAACATTATAATCTGCAACTGGTTCCCATCCAAAATTCCAGTTATGATAAAACAATGTAAAATTTTCTCGAATTGCATAATCTTCATTGCAGTCAATCCAGTTGTTTAAAACTTGATCTTGAGTTTCGGTAACTAAATCTGATTCTTTTGCTTTAACTATGCATGTTTGGTATATCACAGGACGAATATCGGTATCAATCACAGTTCGCACAATTTTAGCATTGTCAAACACTTGATTGATTTTTGTATATGAATCATTATTAATACCATTGTCACACAGCACAAGAGTTTTTTTACTTTGATCTGGAACAACTAACACATAGTCAGTTGGATCTTTAAAATAAACATTGGTGTACTTTGTTGTGGTATGGCTATTGCCCGTTTTGCTAAAATTAAATTCTGAATTATCTGGCTTATATGTTGAATCAGCATATTCTGTTAATGCATGAAACAAAAAATTACCAAACCCGCCAGAGGGATAACTGATTAGTACTATGTTAGACATAGTTCATATTGTTTTGCATACTCTGCACTAGTTAGCAAATCGTAGTGATGATAATCTCTAGCAAAGTCTATTTGTGTCACCGGCGGAATAAAAATAACTGGAAAGCCAATTCTTTTAACCAGTAACTGATATATTATATTTGGATTACCAATGTTTCTATAAGGAATTGTACTGTGAATAACATTTGTTTTATTCTTTACCGACTCGACTAATTGTATATTATTGACTAGATTGTCAACGTCATCGATATGTAAACTTGATTTGTCAAAATGTACTTGATTGCCATTGACTTCACGTCGATGCAGGTAAGTCCATTGAATTATTATGTTCGATAGTGGTAGTTCCTTGAGTAGTTCTACTGTTCGTTGAGCAATCCAATCATTACTAGCACCCTCCATACTACAATTTAGAACTCTATAATTAAGATTCTTAGATAGTACATTACACCAATTATGCTCAACAGGCGCACCGACCCCTACAGTAAAACTGTCTCCTAGTGCCCACACATGGTTAATTAAATCATCGGGCCACTCGTCGTCTCTAAATCCTCTGCTATTGAATCTGTAATTCACTGCGTATGGATAATTTAAAAAATATTTGCGATCAAGACATTGCCCTAGTGTATCTAGCCCACTAGATTCAAAGGTTAAATTAATTCTGTTTCGAACAACAAAGTTATTGAGTATGCTCACAATGTTTGGTATATCTTTAGCAATAGTTTTGGATCGTAAAATTCGGATTCAATGTTAGTGAGTTGATCTGTAACAATTTGATCAACTGATTCAAATTTTACTTCTCCGGGTGCCATGTCTGTGTCAACTCCGGAATTTTTATTTGGGATAAGAGCCATTTCTCTTAGCCCGTAGTCTTTGATATAAGTTTCCTTGATGAAATTGGCTTCCTCGTAACTGATTTCGATATCTAATTGTACACGAACATGCATATCTTTGCCAAGCAGGGTGGGCGCATTGTCAATGACATTACTAAGTCCTAGCACACGATATCGTGGTTGTGCAGGCCAAGCGTGATACACAGGATCCTGTCCCCACTCTAATATAGTCATTCCTCGTTCGTCGTCCCCGGCATCAGCATAGTTATGCGGAAAACAGTTGCCGATGTATGTAATATTCTTTTTAGTCTGCCGCTTGTGAAAGTGCCCGGTAAACACATGCTCAAAATTATTAAAGTCTTCTCTGCGTATTTCTCCGTGGTCTGGCATTTCCACCATGGCATTCATCATGTATCCGGGCAACTCAAAGTGCCCAAACATGTACTTGCCACTTAATTTAGGAATCCTTTTATGATCGTCACCACAAAGCCAAGGAGCAATAACCACATCACCGACACTGACCCAATCATTACATATTTCAATATTTGGGAGATGCTTTGCCCATTCCACACTCTGTATGTCTCGCTTGTCGCGGTAATACAAATCATGGTTACCAGGAATAAAATAAACACTTGAAAAATTATCATTGAGGTGCTCCAGTGCTTGTAGACTGTAGTTTAATGTAACAATGTTCAGACTTGACCGATTGTTGTGCCAATCGCCTAAGAACAAACAGGTTTCGCAACCTTCAGCCCGGGCCTTGGCAGTGGCCCATTTGACAAAAGACAAACAGTCTTCGTTGTGTAACGTGCTGTTTGACTTGAGTCCAAAGTGAATGTCAGTAAAGATTGCGGCTTTTTTAAATAGATTGGACATAGTTATATAAGGTAATACCAAATATTATTGTACTACCTATGTTGCTGAGAAACAACCGGTCTGGCAAGACTTAAACGGTGCCTGCTCGGTCGGATTCGGACTCTGCCACAGGCTTGTCCACAATGTAAGTAGTAATGGTAACAGGGCCACTCAGTGCGGCCATGCTGGGCTTGGAAGCATTTTGACGGGTCCACGATGGGCTTAGTCCGTTGATTTCTAGGATGTCATCGCGAATGTTTTGACTTTTCTTTTCTAAATTAAGGATGCGAGTAAAACTGTTGGTGATGGCCGCAGTGTAGTAGGCAAACGGGTTTTGTGATTTTGATTCATCAAATTGCAATCCAATCTGACTCAACTGTAACAAGGCCTGCCCACGCATTTCTTCATTGTAGGTGTAGCCGCGCCAGTTGCTTCGTGTAGCATAGCGTTCGCACAGTTTCATAAACATGTGTGCCAGTTTACGTGTCATGTCGCCGTGGTCTTTGCTGAAGTAACCAGTTTCCAAATCACCCCGCCAGTGACTACGGCCCACACGGAACCGTTCTTTGTTTTCATCTAGTCGCCAGTGTTCAAACGGAGGAAAGTTCAGTCGCTGACGCACAGGGTTTAGCACCACATCATCCAGTAACTCGTCCAAGGAATCATCAACGGGTTCGTCTTCAAACTCCAACAGGTCTTCAATCTTCTGTTTCTTCTTTTGTGCGGATTTTGGAATCTTTTTCTCGGCCATTGGGATATGATCCCAACAACTGATACGGAATACCAGGTCTGTATTGGGAATCTTTACAGGGTCCACAATGGTGCCTTCACGCTTGAGTCGGTCAGCACGATTACGTCTTGCTTCTGCTATGGTACGCTGGTTAATCTTGTCCAAACTGGGCAAAATAATGTCGTATTGGCTGTCAATGGCAGGATCTCTATAGTAGCAGTACGTATTTTTACTAGCGTGTATCTCTTTGAGAATGTCTCTGTTGTTGAGATAATTTACTTTTGGTGCAGTCGGGGTTGATGATATTGATTTTAACGGATCCAGTGTGGATGCCGCTCGTTTAGATGTTGCCACAGGCAGTGTCTCCTCGTAATGTATTTATTATAACACTTTTTACTGCGTTGTCAACCTGGAATCATTATATAGCCAGTTTATTTTCGCGATAAATATCGTATAGGAAAATCATATGGCTACTACCCCAGGTTACGATCCAAAAAAAGCAGCGACCTTTAATCAACTACGTCAGGGCGGATTAAGTGAAGAAGCCGCCGCCGCTCAGGCAGGAATACCGTTAGGCGACGGAAATTATGTAATCAGTGGAAAATATAATGCCGACGGAACAAAAAATCCAAACCCGGGTACCATGGGCGCTGACGTACAAGGATCCGCAAAAGTTGCCGGACGTGATTATGATGTAGTAAGCGCAGCCGACCAGGCAGAAAATGCTAGGTTTGACAGAGGACTGACGTCACCATCAAACTTTGAAAAAGTTGATTATCAGGTAGACGCCAAAAATTCACCAAGCAAAGTAACCCCGGTCAACTACACCACTACTAGTACAGAAACTGTGAGCGGCGGCGGGTCCACTACAATTACTTCTGGCCTCGGAACTCCCAATGCAGCCAGTGAGGCAATACAACCAAAAATTGCTGCAAAACAAGCTGAAATTAACCAATTTGTCAAAGACAATCCCAGTCCCGGTTTCAGAGAAAAACGAGGGTTACCGCCATTGTCAGATGCGGAACAAGCCGCCCAGGACGCCAAATTCAAACAGCTTACTGACGAACGTGCCGCACTTAGAACTGAACAAAATAATGCTAAAACACCCGGCACACCCACAGTTACCACAGTACCCAACACCACAACCACAACCACCACAACCACCTCAGGAACTACCTCAGCAGATACTGCTGTAGCATCTCCCGGCGGGTCAGATCCTGTTATAAATCGACAAACTGAAACGAGCCTAGGAGTCGCAGTTGGCGCCTCCAATGTTCAAACAGCTCCGGGCGCAGTTGATAACAATGAAAGCGTAAGCACTCCGCAACCTGCTGAAGTTGGGGAATCAGTGTTTGATCCTGCCAATGTTGATCCCAACTCAGATCCGTTTGAGCAAGCAAGATTTGAAGCAGAACAAGCGGCCGATGTGCCACCTAACGAGATTGTGTTAACACCGGACGAACAAGCAGCCGCCGATGATCCGTTTGAACAACGTCGGCTTGAACTTGAGCAACAGGCCAATCGTGACGAACTGGCACGTGAAGAAAATCTAAATGTTGGCGACAGTGATCCAGTTGCATTTCCGCCTTCCCCAGATTTTGCCGCCAATCCTGATGAAGAAGAAGAGCGCACCAATCTCAATGCAGCCATCAAGCAAGGCACACTGGACAAGGCACGAGCACAGAACACCATTGCCAACCAGCGTAGAAATCCCAACAACGGCGATTGGCGTGTTAAACTGAGACTGGCACCCGGTGCTAACTATTTGTACAATGCACCAGAGCCTGGAATATTAAATCCTTTAAAAGGCACAGGAATTATATTTCCCTATACACCTACTATTGCCACTTCCTACAAAGCCAATTACTCAAGCTATGATCTAACACACTCCAACTACAAAGGCTACTACTATCAGAGCAGTGCAGTTGATCCTGTCACATTGAGTTGTCCGTTTACCGCACAAAGCACATCTGAGGCCGAGTACTTGCTGGCAGTGATACACTTCTTTAAAAGTGTAACTAAAATGTTTTACGGACAAGATGCTGAACGTGGAACGCCACCGCCCTTGGTGTACCTAACCGGTCTTGGCGAATTCCAATACAACGAACATCCTTGCGTGGTACAGTCATTCACATACGATCTGCCTGCGGATGTGGACTATATACGTGCTCGCAGTCAAAACGTCAACAACAGCAACATGCTTAACAAACGTCAAAGTACCAACCCCACTGGGCCAGGCACAACCTGGGGTGGTGGCATACTGGGCAATGTGCTAGGTGGAGCAATCAACCGTTTGGCCAATGCTGGATTACCCAAGGGCGGAATGAACAAACCTCCTGCACCAGCATCATTTGGTCAAAACAGTCCAACCTATGTGCCAACAAAGATGAACATAAGCATATCACTGTTGCCGGTTCAGAGTCGCAAGCAACAAAGCCAGCAGTTCAGTTTAAAACAGTATGCCAATGGTGATCTACTCAAAGGAGGGTTCTGGTAATGTCAACTTATAACGCAACCAGTCCGTACTATACCACAGGCTACAGTCAGTTCTTTTTGGATACCATGGTCAATAGACCAATACCAAGCCAAACGGATGATTTACCATTCACAATCAATCAAACCTATCAGTATCGTCCTGATCTGTTGGCCTACGACTTGTACGACTCTGCTGGACTGTGGTGGGTGTTTTATCAGCGCAATCCCAACACACTGACAAAGCCTCCATTGGACTTTGTGATCGACACATTTATCTACGTGCCCAAGTTGAGCACCTTGCGTTCGGTACTGGGATTTTAAACTATGGCAACTGCATCAGAACTACAAGCAGAAATTGCTCGTTTACAAGGAAGACTTCGTATTGCCCAAAATGGGCTTGCCTCATTGAATAGAAATTTGCAAAGTAATCAAGCAATACTAGCAAGATATGCCAATGAAGTGGCAACCATTCCTGGACAAATTGCCGCATTACAATCTCAGTTGGCTGCACTGCAAACGCCCACGCAATCCGCGGCCTCGAGTGTTGCTGCCAGTGCAGCCGGTGCCACACAGAATCCCCCAACACCACCGACCAGTACTGGACGTCTCACAACCACTGAAGCTGCCACACTGGCACAAAACACTGAATATGGCACTAACCCTCCTGTAAAGACCTTAACAGAAACACAGTCAGTTAACAACACGTCAGGCTTGCCAGTGTACAACGAAGAAGGCGGATTGGCAACATCTCGACGAAACCCAGAAACAGGAGAACTATATACTCCTCTTAATTCAGAAGGTCGCCCAGGCGGCCAGCCCGGCGTTGGTGCCGCAGGCGAAGATGGCGCCACAGCGGCAAACACAAAACAAATTATAGCAGCCGCACAAGCCAACCAATCAGCATTTGCTCCAAGAAATAATGTGTTGGATCAATATGCCAGTTATACTTACAACATCGGTTGGTATCTAATGACGCCAGAGCAATATACTGCTTTACAAAAAACCAGGAAGATGACCATAAGCCAATACAACTTATTGATTCAAAGTGGTGGTGCACCGTCAACTGTTGAAGGGGTGCAACCCGAATTAACAACTGGTGGTGCAGTGGCCGGTGTTTCTCGGTCTGCTGGAAGAAATCCATTTTTTGGACTAGATTACTATTTTGATAACTTGGAAATAAAAAGTGTTATCACAGGTAAAGGCAGCAACAGCGCACACAATGCCGCAGAACTAAGTTTTTCAGTAACTGAAACTGCAGGAATAACGCTTATTGACAATCTCTGGAACGCAGTAAAGGCCGCATATAAAGATTCTAAGATACCATATTCGGCCGCAATATATGCACTGGTTATAAGATTTTACGGGTATGACGAAAATGGAAAAATTGTACAAGCCAGCGACTCTGACAATAAAAATGCTGTTGTAGAAAAAATTATACCTTTCAAGTTGGCCGACATTGACTTTACAGTGTCTAATAAGTTGATTGAATATCGTGTTAAAGGAGTTGCAATTCCGTACACAGTGGGATTTGGAACAAACTTAGGAGTGATTAAAGCAAATATTGAAATCTCAGGCGCTACTGTAAAAGATTTAATGACCAAAGGAGTGGCATTGGCCGAGGTGTCACCGGCTGACGGAAGAAAAACAACTCCTGCACCTGCTACTCCAGCAACACCAACAGCCACTCCGCCGGCAGATGCCGGCGGCAATCGCGGAACAAGAGGAGGAGCATAACATGGCAACAACTGGAACATCGGCACCTGGTCGTGCTAACAATGCCGGAAGCGGTCCTGTTAGAGGAACATCTGCGCCTGGTCGTACCACCACTACTACCACTACCACTACTCCGTCCTCTACCAGTGCAGACGCACCGCCCAAGGCCAATGCGGCTCCGAGCGTAAACAAAAATATTGCAGTTGGTCTGATAGAATCACTGAACAAAACAGAAGCCGAGTTGGTTAAAACGGGCGTATGGGAAGTAGCAAACAAATATAGCGTAGAATTTGCTCCAGCGGCACTTGGTGATGCCCGTGTAACCAAGGGTGGAAAACCTAACAAAGCAAAAGTTCCAATGCAACAGGCAAAAAATCCTGCTGACAAAGTTAATCCTGAAAGCAACTCTGCTGACTACGATGTTAGAACATTTGACTTTCGTGCTGGAACACCAATTGTAGTTATTCTTAATGAAATATTAAAAAACAGCACGTACATTGCTGACCAGGCAGCGTATATCAACGACGAAGTCACCAACGAAGTAAAACCTCAAAAACCATTAGGTGATTTGATGTGGTATAAAATTTCTGTGCAAACCACACCAATACTACCGTTTGATACCAAACGTAATGATTTTGCTTATGATATTACGTATGTAATTTCTGCATATCCTATAAACAGTATGCAAAGTGAATATTTTCCAAAAAGCAAGATCCGTGGCCGACACAAAAGTTACAAATACTGGTTCACCGGGCAGAACACACAGGTTCTTAAATTTGAACAAAAGTTTAATAAACTGTACGCTACAACTTTTACCAATCCGAAAATCTTAACAGATGCCAGGATAGCAAATAATAGAGAATCGCCGCCGCGAGAATATCAGGCAGCAGTGGCAGGAAGTAGCAGCCAGGGCGCAGAAGGCCAAGCCAATGCAGTGGGTGCATCAGCCGCTGATTATTTGTACAGTAAAACAGACATTGCCAAGTGTGAGTTAACCATTGTTGGTGATCCTGCTTGGCTCCAACAAGGTGAAGCAGCCACAGGTGTCAGCTCAACCAATTATAATTTTAATCCGTTCAATGCGGATGGTTCAATTAACTTTGACGCACAAGAAATTATTTTTGACCTACAATGGAATCCTGGCGTAGATTATGACTTGACTGGAACTGGGTTAGCAAACCCTAATGTTTCTAGTGCACCACAGGCCATTTATACATATAAAGCATCACACTGTGTTAGTAAATTCAGCAGAGGTAAATTTGAACAAGAGCTTAAAGGTGTATTCATTGACTTGTTGGACACAAGTTCCGCCAAGCCAACTAGCTCAACAGAACGAGATACCACTACCACAGTTGATGCTGGTGTGCGACCGGCGGCCTTGGAAAAGGCAATTCCGGTCCCTACATTTAGCGACACTGCTGGCGGCGCTGCCACTGGAAATCCAATACTGGCAAAAGGAACGCAATTGGGCAATCCTAATATTAGACCGGGCAGTTTGCGTGAGCGGGCCGCGTTGGCCAATGCAGCCAGAGAGACAACAACTAAACCAGTGCAAAAAATTAATAGAGATACATAATGTCAGATAATATTATTAGAAATGGCGGCGTTGCCCAAAACTACAAATTTGACCGTGGTGGCACACCTGCGGACTTTGGGCCATTTGTTGGTGTGGTAAAAAACAACGTTGATCCTACCAGACAAGGCCGCCTACAAGTTTACATTGAGCAGTTTGCCGGGCCAGATCCAGAAGATAAAACACTATGGCGCACCGTTAGTTATTGTCCATCATTTTACGGATCAACACCGCCAAGTCCTGGCAAGAAAGGTGATACTGACAGTGTTGGCGGGTATCTCAATGGTAACCCACAAAGTTATGGTATGTGGTTTACACCACCTGATGTCGGAGTCAGTGTGTTGTGCGTATTTGCTGGTGGCGACCCAAGTCTTGGATACTATATAGGCTGCATTCCAAACGCCGGCATAATGCACATGGTTCCTGCAATTGGATCAAGCAAGGCGTTTGATTTGCAAAACAGCGATCAAAAGAGCTACTACAACGGCGCCACGGTGTTGCCAGTGACAGAGATCAATCCAAACAATACTAAAATTGACGATAATCCGCAATTTTTTAATCAGCCAAAACCAGTACATAGTTTTTTAGCCGCAGAAATGTTTCAACAAGGAACACTTGGCGATACACAGCGAGGTCCCATTGGTTCAACAAGCCAACGAGAAAGTCCAAGTGCTGTGTTTGGGTTAAGCACACCAGGGCGTCCAGTATATCAAGGTGGTATCAGCGAAGATGACATTAAAAAACGCATTGCCTCTGGGTCAATTACTGCTTCAGACATTAATATCATTGGCCGCCAAGGTGGGCATAGTATTGTTCTCGATGATGGAAACTTAGAAGGCGACGATAAGTTGGTACGAATTCGTACTGCTGCCGGGCACCAAATCACAATGAGTGATGACGGCAACTTCTTTTACATCATACATGCCAATGGACAAACGTGGTTAGAGTTTGGACAAGAAGGCACAGTTGATGTGTATGCCACAAACTCAGTCAACGTTCGCACACAAGGTACAATTAATCTACATGCAGACAAAGATATTAATATGTTTGCCGGCGGCACAATCAATATGAAAAGTATGACTGGCACAACATTAGAAAGTGAAAAAACAATAACGTTGACCAGCAACGATGAAATGACTCTTTACAGTAAAGCTCGCATTGGGGTACGTGCTGATGGCAGTCTTGCAATGGTCAGTAACAATGGATCTTGGAATGCTGGTGGTGCAATGGTATTGCGGGCCGGCGGCATTGATCTCAATGGTGGATCTGCTGAAAATGTAGAACCTCCTATTAAATTAGAAAAACGTATAATGCCCGACACAGAGTTTAACAATGCAACAGGATGGCAAATTTCAGCCACAGGATTAGAAAGCATTGTGACACGAGCCCCCACACACGAACCGTGGCCTTTCCATAATCAAGGTGTAGAAGTTGAAATTGCAATGGAGGAAGGACAGCCGACTACCCCGCCTAACACCCCGCCATTGCCATCTGGTTGGAGCGGCACAGTAGAAGGTGAAGCAAATGGTTAAATTTACATTTACACTGCCAAACGGACAATTGTTTACCTTAGATGGTCCCAGTGGCGCAACACGAGCACAGGCAGAGAAAATATATCTTGAACAATTGGCCGCTGGCGCATTTGTTGGATTACGGTCAGGCGATCAACTACAGTCTCGAGAAACTATGACCGTTCAGTTTACTCAATCTCGACTTGATCGCGGCACAGCAGGTGTCCCAGATACCCCATTGTTGGCAATTTATAACGGTGGTATAATATCTTCGTTGCCAATTCTTACCGATGTGCCCATTAACAATGGCATCACAGTGGCAGACTATGTAGATCAATCAACTGTAACAGAAGGCATAGGTCCACTATCAACATCACAGGTCCAGGCTGTTATGGCTGCAATAGCAGCCAGTGTGTGCCAACCTGCTGATGTTGTAACTGATGAACTAGGTGTTGGTAAGTATGGGTTGAGTGCGCAACAATTAGAAGATGCCGGATATTTAAAATGCGGCACCACTGCTAGATTTTTAGGACAACCATAATGAGTGGATTAACTGATGTATTAAAAAGTCCCAGTGTGTGGACTGGCAAAAATGGAGTGGCCGGGGTAACCGACTTGTTAAAAAATCCCCCACTGCAAGATAAAATACAGTTTGGGTTAATGAAGTCTAGTTTTGACACACTAGTTAAAACTGGAGAAATTGTAACTCCCGGTACAGATTTAAAAGCACCAACAGGATTATTATATAATGCGGCCGCAAATGCCGGAAAGAGTTTGATATCACCTACTGCCGGTCTAACCGAAGTGCCCAAGGCATTAGGTGGTTTGGCCTCTGGCAGCTTATCCAGTCTAACCAGCGGGTTTGCTAATAGTTTAAAAGGAGCAGGAGTTGATCTGGGTACAGGAAAAATTCCAGGAATAGACTCGGCATTTGCATCAGGTGGAGTCTCTGGAGCAGTTAACGCTTTATCTGGAACAGTTAGCAGCCTCGCCGGCGGCGCCGGCAGTATCACTGGCAACCTAGGTAGTGTGTCGTCATTGGCCAATAAAGGTACAGCACAACTTGGAGGACTGTTGGCCAATGCTAGTAAATTTGGAGTTGGCACCGCAGTTGACTGGGCAAAGGGATCCACTGGCTCTATATCTGGAATAACCGGAGCACTGTCGGGCGGCGCCGCAGGAGCAACTGGAGCACTGTCAGGTGCTGCCAGCAGTTTAACATCTGGATTAAAAAGTCAAATGGATTCGTTGGCCAAGCAAGGGCAGTTTGCAGTTAATTTTAGCGACACTAAATTGCCTGCGGCAGTGGCTGGCATTGTTCCGGCTGCAGGATTTAAAGGGACCGTTGATAGAGCTACACTAAATGCTGCCACTGCTAAACTAGTCGGCAGTGCAAAAATAGCATTGCCTAATTTTAGTCCGCAAGCAGTTGATACATCTGCATTAACTAATGCGGCAAGCAAAGCCAAAGGACTGTTAGCAGGCGGCTTGGATGCTACCGGTGCATTAGCAGGCAGCTTTACCGCTGGCTTACAAGGTGCAGGAGTTGATCTTACAACTGGTAGAATTGCGGCAGTAGACTCAGCATTTGCATCAAGTGGTGTAACCGGCGCCAGAAATGCGTTAAGCAGTGTAACGGCTAGATTAGGGTAAATATTACTATGACAACATTTGTGGGATTCAACACTATCAACCAGCCAAAGAAGTTTACACTGGTAGACTTTGAGTTAATCAAGCGCGACTTGCTGAATGCATTTAACATACAGCAAGGGCAACTGGTTGGACGTCCTGGGTATGGCACAGTGATCTGGAGTTACCTGTTTGAAAATCAAACACAAGATACTGAACGAGCTATACTGGCAGAAATACAACGTGTTGCCGGACTAGATCCTAGAATCTATATACAAACGGTTGAATTATTTCCGCAAGATAATGGCATACTTATACAGATAGCATTGGACACTGTTCCTGGCCAAACAACACAATTCTTAACACTGTTTTTTGATCAGCAAAATCAAACTGCAGGCTACGTCTAAACATAAACTGGGTGGTTTATTTTCGCCATAAATAATCTACAAGATGGATTATTATGGCAAAAACTACTAGACAAACTGCGGTATTTGGTGTTGAGGATTGGAAAGCAATCTATCAAACCTACCAAGAAGCCAACTTCCAAAGTTATGACTTTGAAACTCTTCGCAAGAGTTTTGTTGATTACATACGACTGTATTACCCTGAAACATTCAACGACTATATTGAGTCAAGTGAATTTATTGCCTTGCTAGATGTAATGGCATTCATGGGTCAAGCACTGGCCTTCCGTACTGACCTCAACACACGTGAAAATTATTTAGACACTGCCGAACGTCGTGACAGTGTTGTTAAACTTGCTAATCTAGTCAGTTACACTCCTAAACGCAACACAGAAGCTTCAGGATACCTTAAAGTATTTTCAGTTCAAACAACGGAAAATATTGTGGACTACAATGGCATCAACTTGGCCAACATTACTGTTAATTGGGCGGACCCAACTAACTTTAACTGGCAAGAACAATTCACTGCTATTTTAAATGCCGCAATGGTTGACACTCAACGTTACGGTCGTCCTGGAAACAAAACAACAATTAATGGAATCCGTACAGATGAATACACAATTAACTTGTTGCCAGGCTTCTTGCCAGTTATACCTTATAGTTCTGTAATTGATGGCGTCAACATGCCATTTGAAGCAGTCAGTGCTACTGCCAGTGGGCGCGGTTACATATATGAACCTAGTCCACGTCCTAATGGACAATTTAATGTGCTATTCCGTAACGACCAATTAGGGTTTGCTTCTGCCAATACAGGTTTCTTCTTCTTGTTCAAACAAGGTGTATTACAAAATCAAGACTTTAACTTGCCAGAACGCATTTCTAATCGAGCAGTCAACATCAATATTGAAGGTGTCAACAACACTGACCGTTGGCTGTATCAATTGGATAACGTGGGTACCATTAGCCGAGAATGGGAGTTTGTTGAAAGTGTGTATACTGCCGCCGCCGAACAGTTAACCACACTCCGTCCAATATACTCAGTTACTAGCAGAGCCAATGATCAAATCACCATGAACTTTGGCGATGGTGTATTCTCTGAAATTCCTGTTGGAACTTTCCGTGCTTATGTTCGTGCAAGTAATGGATTGCAATATATTATCAATCCAGAAGAAATGCAAAATGTCTTGTTGAGCATTAGTTATGTCAGCCGTACTGGACAACTAGAAACACTTACACTAAATTGTGGTATCACTGAACCAGTAAGCAACGCTCTCGCACGTGAAACACTTGACGAAATTAAACAACGTGCTCCTGCTCGTTACTACACACAGAACCGTATGGTCAATGGCGAAGACTACAATAACTTTCCGTTCACTGCCTACAATTCAATTATTAAATCCAAAGCATTGAACCGTGCCTCAATTGGCACAAGTCGATACCTTGATCTAGTAGACAACACAGGGAAGTATTCAAGTACCAACACATTCTCCAGTGATGGTGCCCTGTACGAATACAATGCGTTGCCCACATTCCTATTCAGTTGGCTAACTACAAACGAAATCAGTGATATTCTCACCAATCAAATTGAAGTTAACTTGGCCAACAGCCCTGCCAAACAATTTTATTACGCTAATTTCCCTCGTCCGGCATTGTTACAACTGGCAGTGACCTGGAACGAAAGCACCACAATGGCCAACGAGACAACTGGCTATTTTAAAAATTCTGCAGGAAAACCAGTACCGCTTGGGCAATACACTACCAGCAACATGCAATATGTCCAAGTTGGTAGTTTGATTAAATTTATTCCTCCTGCTGGGTATTACTTTGATGCCAATAACCAATTGGTATTAGGTACACCAACAAGAGCCGATGAAAAGTTGGTAGTGTGGGCATCGGCACAGGCAATATACCTTGACGGAACAAATCAAAATCTTGGCAATTTTAGCAACGGTGTTGGCCCAGTGGTTCTTAATAATTTTGTTCCTACTGGTGCAGTATGCAGTCAAGTTATTCCGTTGTTTGTTACAGATCTAGGAACTGAAGTGCGTAATAATGCTGCCGCACAGATTGAATTATATCGTAATTTTGGTCTGGGTTATGATAATCTAACTAAAACCTGGTATTTAATTACTGCAAACAATCTTGCCATTGATGCCACATGGAGCCAAACATACGCTGGTAATACCACTGGTGCAAACTTAGATGCAAGTTGGTTTTTGCAATTTGTAACTGATGGCGAGTCGTATACTGTTACAAGCCGTGCGCTGAACTATTACTTTGGCAGTGTACTACAAACACGCTTCTTCTTCTACGGCGACGAACAAATCTATGATAGTCGTACCGGAACTACTATCCGAGACTTTGTCAAAGTATTAAAAACAAACAGCAAGCCTGATTCAAACTTGCCGCTGGAAAGTGATATTTCAATGCGCATCATTGACCAACCAGTACAACCAGACGGATATGTTGATGACTATCAAGTGTTGGTTTCTTGGCAGGATAATGATGCTGACGGCGTTCCTGATGATCCAGATTTCTTTAATACAATTGTTGCACCCAATGTAAATCCTACAACTAAAAATGTTTTCTTCCAACAAATTGTTGACTTTGATAATCTTCAACGATATGTATTGGTAGAGCCCGGAGTTATTAATTCTCAGTACGCCACAATGGATGACATTGAAGTGGTAAAAGCACAGTATGTAGTTGGACAAGTATTCTATGCATACGGTGTGTATAATACCACAACACTTACGTATACAACACCACCGGCATTTTATATCCTGTCGTTGACTACTACAGGCACCACAGAACTTGTAACAACAAGTGATTATATAACTCGTATTGGACGACAAGACCTGGCTTTCCAATACAGACATAATAGTGCGTTGACCAATCGTATTGACCCTGGATCAACCAACATCATTGACGTTTATGTGGTCACACAAGCATATTACACTGCATATAGAAATTATATTGTGGATGCAACTGGAACAGTACCAGAGCCAGACCCACCATCATTAGATACACTAACTACTGAGTATGCAGGACTACAAGATTACAAAATGATTTCTGACAACATGATCATTAACTCAGTTGACTTTAAACCATTGTTTGGTATTAAGGCAGCACCAGAACTACGTGCAACAATTAAAGTTATTCGTGCCAGCGGGTCTACAGCATCAGTTAGCGAAATAAAAAGTTTGGTAGTAACGTTTATTAATAGTTATTTTGCAATTGAAAATTGGAACTTTGGTGATACATTCTACTTCTCCGAACTATCAGGGTACCTGCATCAAAACATCGGCGACGTAGTAAGTTCTGTAGTGCTGGTTCCAATAAGTCCACAAAAGAGTTTTGGCGACTTATACGAAATACGCTCGGCACCAAACCAAATTTTTGTTAACGCAGCCACAGTAGCAGACATTCAAGTAATTGAAGCACTAACCAGCACAAACCTTAAAACTGCCTCAGGCAGCGGAGTAATTTAATGGCCACAGTGAGAACGGTAGATTTTCTACCAGAGATATTTCAGACGTCTACAAACAAGCAATTTTTAGCTGCCACACTAGATCAGTTGGTACAAGAGCCGCAGTTTAAAAAGACACAAGGATATGTTGGACATCGTGTAGGCCCGGGTGTAAATGCTGATGACAAATATGTTATTGAACCTACTAGATCCCGCACAGATTATCAACTTGAACCGGGCGTTATCTTTAGAAAAACTGACTCCACAGTAATCAAAGACGCAGTTACCTATCCAGGTATTACCGATTCATTGGGATCACAAGGTGCCTTTGTTGATCAAAGCGAACGGCTTTATACTAGCGAGTACTATACCTGGGACCCGCAGATCAACTGGGACATGTTTGTAAACTACGGTCAATACTATTGGTTGCCAAGTGGCCCACTGTCAGTTACGGTAGGCGGCACAGCAGTTCCACTCTCTGCTGATTATATTGTCACAAGAGAAAATGGTGTATATACATTCTCAGACTATAACGGATCCAATCCTGCAATTACATTATTGCGTGGCGGTAACTACACATTCACTGTGGCACAAAATGCAACAGAAACAGTAAACTATCGTGTAACAGCGGCCACAACATCGGCATACATCATTGATTACTTGCCAAATCCGGCACTGACTCTTGTGCGTGGAAACACATACGTATTCAATTTAAATCTTGGCGTAGTGTCTCCGTTTTGGATTAAAACAACACCATCGCAAGGTCGTACTGATCAATACAACGAAGGTGTAAGTCGCAATGGTGCAAACACTGGTAACATCACATTTACTGTTCCGCAAGACGCCCCAGACACACTGTACTACGCAAGTGAAACACAGTTTAACATGCAAGGCGTGTTGACTATCATTGACGGGACACCTGGTACCGGTCCAGGTTTTTGGATACAGGCAGAACCTGGCGTTAACGGAGTATTACCTTGGTCACCTAACATCAGCAGTAGAGATGTATTAGGCGTAACCAACAACGGCGAAGATCTTGGAGCCGTAACATTTAATGTACCGTTATCCACTGCGCAGAGTTTTTACTACGGACTTGACAGCATTGGGTCAGTTGACCTGGCTACAAATTTAATGTTCAGCGAAATCAACAACATTCCTGTTTCAACATTCTTTTTGAACAACGCAACAGGCATTGACGGCACTACCAATATCAATGGCAGAACACTGGTATTTTTAAGCACAGTAGAAGGCGCAGCCGAAGGTGGCTGGCAAATTATTTCAACTGTTGACGGAGGCTTTGATTCTGCCCCGTATGAAGTAACAGTTGATCTTACCCCAGAACAACGATACAGTGTTTGGCAAATCAATTACGTCACAATTGACAGTGTAGAGTACATCCAGTTGACCAGTATACTCGACGTTGCTGAGTTAACGAAATTCTCTATTGCTTTTGGTAACCAATATTCAAATACCAGTTGGTATAAAAATGCCGAAGGATATTTTCAAGCAATTCCTTTGCTAACAGCAATCAAAGATACATTGTACTATCAAGACGGAACAGATCCTGGTATTTTCGGACAAATTCATTTGCTTGATCAAGACAATGCGACCACAACCTATATCAACGACATCATTGGCCGCCCAAACTACACCAGTTCAAATGGCGTAGTGTTTACCAACGGACTTAAAGTTCAATTTCGTGGCAGCACAATACCGGCCGAGTATGAAAACCAAGAATACTATGTTGAAGGTGTTGGAACAGCAATTAAATTATTGCCAGTTACTGATTTTGTCACGCCAGAAACATATACCCAAAATGCATTTATTCCTTATGATAGTCTTAGATACGATGTTGGAAACTATGATGCTTCTTTGAATGCGCCACTGATCCCAGAGTATCTTACAATTGGTCGTGCCAGCCCTGATTTAAGTGCTTGGACACGTAGTAATCGTTGGTTCCACATTGATGTTATCAATGCATCTGCGGCGTATAATAACACAACACCAACTATAAGCAACAGTCAAAGTGCTAAACGCCCTATTATAGAATTTAATGCAGGAACACGCTTATATGATTTTGGAACGCAAGGAAAACTTCCAGTTAATATTGTTGACTTTGCTGTCACAGACGCACTGAGTACCATTAATGGATCACTTGGTTACGGCATTGATGGATACGAATTTGTTCAAGGCACCCGTGTTATTTTTGCAGCAGACACCGATCCAGAAGTTAGAAATAAAATTTACGTTGTAAATTTCATTACACCCGACACTGTACCACCACTAATTATACAACCTATCATTGATCTAGTTCCTGCTGATGACTCCACGGTACTAGTTGATCAAACAGTAGTTACACTTAACGGATTAACAACACAAGGAACAAGTTATTATTATGATGGTGTTGCTTGGATAAAAGGACAACAAAAGACAAAGACAAATCAAGCGCCATTGTTTAATGTGTATGATTCTGCTGGCATTAGTTTTAGCGACCGTAGCAAGTATCCTAGCACTACATTTGCTGGTAGTAAGTTGTTCAGTTATGCCACTGGCCAAGGTGTCGCAGATACTGTGCTGGGATTTCCACTTCGTTATCTAAGTATAAACAACATTGGTGACATTGTATTTGATAATAATTTTTATACAGATCAATTTACGTATGTTGTACAAAATACCTCTGAGACTCTTAATATAAGTGATGGCTACTCGTATCAATATGCCAGTCGAGTCGTCTACGAACGAGAACTTGGATGGCAAGTGGCCGCGACTCCAAGTTTGATTCGTCAACAATTCCAGTTTACATACGATGGATCTCCGTTACGATTTAATATCAATATACCTGAGAACACAGTTGTTCCGCCAATACAACTTTATGTGGCCAACACGTATATCTTGCCTGCAGAGTACACAGTAACAAGAACCAATACTACAACTACAATTGTATTGAATAATATCTATACACCAGGGTCAATCATTGAAGTTCAGGTCTTGAGCACGGAGCCCAGTGACAATGGATTTTATCAAGTGCCAATTAATTTGGCAAATAATCCGTTTAACGTTAACAGTCCTTATTTCACATTGGGTACTATACGAACACATTACGAAAGCATTGCTAGAAATTTAATCAACTTTGCAGGTGTCATCAACGGCGCAAACAACACACGCGATCTAGGCGACATTGGTCGCTATGGTACAACTATACTGGAACAGAGCGCACCATTGACTCTGGCCGGCTTCTTTATGCGAAGCAGTGAGTATAATATCTTTAAATCGTTAGAGTTTAACGATAGAGAATATAATAAATTTAAAAACAGACTGTTAGAAAACACTATTCGAGGAGAATGGGGCAATTTAACAACAAGCGAAATTCTTGACGCTGTGGTCACTGATTTAAACATTGGTAAAACTAACTTAAACAGCTTTTATTACAGCGACATGTTGCCCAGCGGCAATGTCTACACGGATACTGTTTATACAGTAACTCCAATTACAGTTGGAACATTTGACACCCTACAAACGCACACATTTACTTCTGCAAACTTTTTAGGGTTATTGGTTTATCTAAACGATACACTGCTAACATTAAACTCTGATTACACTGTATCAGCAGACAGTCCAACACTGACTGTTACTGTTACGTTGACAGTTGGCGATGTAGTTACCATTCGTGAATACGCAGACACTGCCGGTAACTTTGTCCCCAACACTCCTACCAAAATGGGATTGTATCAGGCATATAAACCTGAAATGTTCCTGGATGAAAACTATGTAAACCCAACTGTTGTTATCCGTGGACACGATGGCAGTATTACCACAGCCTTTGGCGACATGCGCGATGATATCTTATTAGAATTTGAACGTAGAATTTTCAACAACTTAAAAACCGAAGGTAATCCAGTACCAATTCCACCTGAAGAAGTTATTCCGGGATATTTCCGCACAACAGATTATACCCAGGCTGAGATTACAACTATTCTAGGCGAAAGTTTTTTGACTTGGGTAGGACAAAACAAGCTAGACTACAAAACACAGCAGTACATTGCCAGCAATCCGTTTACCTACAACTATAGTCAAGCAGGAGACAAAGAAAAAGATTTGCCGTTGCTGGGAGCCTGGCGCGGCATCAGTAGATATTTTTATGATACACTGGCTCCAAACTACACTCCGTGGGAGATGTTGGGTTTTAGTCAAATGCCCTCATGGTGGGAAACACGATATGGCCCTGCGCCATACACACAGGACAACTTGGTGTTATGGGATGACATACAAGCGGGTATTGTGGCCGATCCGGCAGGCGCTTATGTTAGACCCAACTTTATAAGACCAAACTTATCAACTTACTTTATACCAACTGGCACAGAAGGCCAGTTACTGGCTCCATTGGATAGTGTTGTTGGACAATATGATCCTACTGCTTGGCGCAAGAGTTGGGTGGTCGGCGATGGCGGCCCAGTAGAGGCTGCATGGTGGACCTCTAGTAGTTACCCATTTGCTGTCATGCGCTTGTTGGCACTGACACGCCCTGCAAAATTCTTCAGCTTGTTTGCGGACCGAGACCTTTACAAGTACAGCACAGAATTTCAACAGTACTTGTACAATGGTCGATATCGACTAGACGCCAGCGGCGTACAAGTGTATGGTGGTAACGTTAACACATCAACAGGTGTTGTTACTCCTGTCAGCAAGGCCAGTTACATCAACTGGATTGTTGACTACAATCAACAGCTGGGCATTAATTCAACACAGGCACTGGAAGAAGCACTGGCAAATCTTGATGTTCGTTTGTGCTGGAGAACTGCAAGTTTTACAGATAAACAATATTTAAAAATATACACAGAACGTTCTAGCCCTAACAGTTTAAATTCAAGTTTATTGTTGCCAGACGAAAGCTACGACTTGATGTTGTACAAAAACTCACCCTTTGCGTCTGTAGCATACAGTGCAGTGATTATCCAACTCACTGATACAGGATATGCAGTTTTTGGTTACAGTACAACCGATCCGTACTTTGACATTTATGCAAGTCGTGCCAGTGGCGAGTTGCAAACCATCAGTGCCGGGGGCAGTACAGTGCGAGTCCCACGGCAATATACAAATGATATTGTGCAAGTTCCATACGGGTTTGTGTTTACTAACCAATCATCTGTGGTTGACTTTTTGTTAAGCTATGGACAATACTTGACCACACAAGGGTTAATATTTGACACACGAGAAAATGGGTACACACTTGACTGGAAGCAAATGGCCAGCGAGTTTCTTTATTGGGCAAACCAGGGCTGGGCAGTTGACAGTTTAATCAATTTAAATCCTGCCGCACTGCAATTAATTGCAGAAAGACCCGGCGCAGTGGTTGACAGCATCAGTGTTCAAAATCCAGAAAATATGTTGCTGGATCAAAACCGCACACCGTTTGATGCTAGAAACTTGGTAATTGAGCGATTAGAAAATCGATTCACAATAAATGGCACAAACAACCAGGCAATTTCCTATGTAAAATTACAATTTGTTAACTATGAAGATATTGTAATACTTAACAACATCAGTATTTTTGCAGATTTAATTTACAATCCAGCAACTGGTGCACGACAAAATCGCATTTATGTTAATGCTATTACAACCACTGAGTGGAACGGAACATTAAATGCACAAGGCTTTGTGCTTAACCGAGACAACATTAAAGAATGGAGTCCAAATATCAAGTATGCCAAGGGCGAGATTGTTCTTTACAAAAACAACTATTGGTCCGCACAAGATATTATTCAGCCCAAGAGAGAATTTGCCTATGCTGACTGGGTTAAAAGTGACTTCACCAAGATACAAAAAGGACTGTTGCCTAATATTGCAAACAAAGCAGATCAGATAGAGAACAGTTACAACACGCAAACTGCAAACCTCGAAGGCGATAACGATCTACTGAGTTTTGGATTGATCGGATTCCAGCCTAGAGAATACATGGTTGCAATTAATCTCGACGATGCTAGTCAGGTTAACTTATATCAACAATTTATTGGCACCAAAGGAACAATATTAAGTGCCGAATTATTCACTGGTGCCAACCTTGGTAAAGAGACTGCAGATTATCAAATTTACGAAAACTGGGCTATACGCCGCGGCACATATGGAGCAAACGCAAATCGCAGTTATGTTGAGTTGCGATTAAACGAGCCGTTGTTACAAAGTGATCCGTCTACCATACAAGTAATCTTGCCAGGCGAAACAAGTTTGGCAAATCAGACTGTGTTGTTAAATGATGTGTGGCGCGAAAGTTACAAGTTAACTTCGCCGAATTTCTTAACCACCACCACAACTCAGATGACCGATACAGCGTTGCCAAGCGCAGGCTATGTCAACATCGACGACGTTGATATAACAGTATTTTCTTTAGATGATCCAAGTAATATTGCCGCTAACTTGGACTCAATCGGCAATGGTACAAAAATTTGGGTAGCTAAAACCAACAGTTATGATTGGAATGTTTATCGTACTACTCAAGTGCCGGGTAGAGTTACTCGTGTTACTGACAATCTCGACGGTGCCAGTCTAGTAACATTTACTCAGGTACATAATTTATCTCTAGGCGATATATTAATTGTTCGATTCTTCAATGACTCTTTCAATGGCGTATATCGTGTACTAACTACTCCTACTCCAACCACGCTCACTGTTGCGTACACATTTCCAAATGGTAATCAAACTACTATAACTGGATCAGGAATAGGATTTTATCTCGACACTATGCGTGTCGCTCAAGCCAGTGATGTTGGCACATTATCATTTGCCAATGACTTGATACCAGGTGCAATGGCCTGGGTTGACAACAACGGTGCTGGGTTGTGGGAAGTACTTGAAAAACAAAATGTTTTTGCACCCGGCTACGCACTCGATCAAAACACGCCATTATATAACACGGGCTACGGCGCAAGTGTTGCTCAAGCGTACGAAAATATTGCGGCATTGATTGGTGCACCAATGTACGATGATGGCGCGGGTGCAATCTATCCATACCTCCGCGGCCAACGCGGTACATATGAAGAAAGCCCAATAATACAATTAGGAACTACCGGTACAGTAGGATATGGTAGTGCATTAGACATTGGATATCAATCCTGGGCCATTGCCGGAGCCGGACAAAGTAACGGTGGCGACGGATATACAGTTATACTGTACCGAGCACCTGCCAGTAATGAATTCCTACAAACACAATTGTTGATTGCACCCGACTATGGTAACAGCGCAGGAAGTTTTGGCTCCGCTGTGGCAATCAGCCGAGACGAACGGTGGGCGTATGTCGGTGCCCCAGCGCAAAATGCAGTGTATGCATACGGTCGTTCGGATTTGGAAATTCAAGAAGTAAAGTACATTGGCGACAGTGTTACTACGTCGTTTAATTACAGCGATAATTTAGTATTTGACTTGGCAGAGCCTGGACAAATAACTGTAACTGTTAATGCTGTGGTTCAAACGTATGGAGTTGAGTATACTCTGAATTCATTGGATGTGGTATTTGCCACTCCTCCCCTTAGAGATTTACCAGTTGTAATAACAAGAAATATGTTGACACAATTGGATGCTGAAACCTATTACAATGTTGAGCAGGACTCAACCGACGGTCCGGGCATACTTGCATTATTTACAGTTAAAAGAGTTCGCGGAGTATACACAGTTACAATGACTCAACCTGGTGTATTCTACGAAGTTGGAAATACAATTACAATTGATGCAGCAACAATCGGCGGCGGAACATCGCCGGCAAATGATATCACAATCACTGTAACTGCAATTGACGATGTTGGATCAATAACGGAATACACATATTCTGGATCTGGCGTTTCAACAACTTCTGTATTTGATCTAAGTACAACACTATACACCGCTACAAATCTTAATTCTTTCAGCGTTACTGTTAACGGTGCGCTACAACGACCGTACATTGATTATACGTTTGCAGGAACTACATTAACTTTTGTTACGCTACCGGCTGCCGGCACTAAGATTATCGCCGAAACTGGTTCATATTTTACGTATGTTGAAACTATTTCCGGTCCAGTAGGTTCTGGATTTGGAACAAGTGTAGCAACAGCAACAGACGGCCAGCAGATAATCATTGGAGCACCAACTGATGACAACAATGGATTGGCCTATGGCAGTACCTATGTGTACAATCGGAGTGTGGCAAGATATCAAGTTGGTATCGGTGAAACAGGAGTAAAAACTTTTACATTACCTGCTGGATTTAACACCCCAGTATCTGTAACAATTAACAATGCGTTTTTAACCGATGCTGGCCAATTTATTGACGGACAATTTACAGTGTCGGGCAATACAGTAACACTAGAAGATAATGTAACACTGGTAGTTGGCGACATAATTGAAATTGAAAGTAATATTTTCCGATCGGTACAGAAGATTACACAACGCCCTGCAACTGTTAACGCAGGACAATTTATTGTCGGCCAGTCATACAGTATTGCAACTGTTGGGAACACTAATTTTATTAGTGTTGGAGCTGTAAATAATAATATAGGAACAGTGTTTATTGCAACCGGGGCAGGTTCCGGTACTGGTACTGCTACTGATATTACCAATGCAGGGTTTGTTAACTTTGGACAGTCTGTTGACTTGTGCCCAAATAATTGCAGTATCTATAGTGGTGCACCGACCGACGGCACTGTGTTCCCGGGCGCTGGTAGTGTACAGCGCAATGTAAACCAGGCTCGCGTATACGGTGTAATATCATCTCAAGTTCCAAACCCTGTGTTAACTGGCGGCGACACGATACGAATTGACAACTATGAAATAACAATTCCACTTAGCCCTAACAACACTGTGGCCGGAGTAGTTAATGCCATTAATAGCGCCAACGAGGGCGTTGGTATTCCTAATGTGCGAGCCTCTGCACCCGGAGATTTATATTTTACTGCTGACGGCGTTACAAAAACATATGACATTGGAGTGACTTATTCACAATATGCCACTTACAATCCAGTGGTATATGTTGATGGCACGTTACAAATTCTTAATGTTGACTACACATATAACAACAGCACTGGCATCATTAGTTTTATTTACAGCCCCGAAGCACAGGCTATTATACTTGTAGTACAAGGCATATTAACTTTGAATGTTATAAACGCAGCGGCCGTATTATCAAACAGCCGTTTAACTGTGTCGCCAGGCGTAGTCGGAACAGCGTTTGCTGACTTTGGATTTGTAGAGTACGTTTATACACAAACCATAACAAGCCCGGCACCTACTGTTGATGCAAATTTTGGTTCAGAAGTGTTTATCAATACAGATGCAACGACCTTGGTGGTTGGTGCGCCGAGAGGTAACTTGTACGAACCTGTTACCTTTGACAACGACACAACTTATTTTGACGACCGTAGCACAGTGTTCTCAACAGTGGTTGTACAGAGTGGTGTGACATACACATTTGATTACTTGCCAAGTTCTACAGACTCAGTTAGCAACCCAGGACAATTTGTGTTTGGTCAACAGATGTACGACAGCAATATCACTCCGCTTGACCAATACGGCACTGCCATCAGTTATGTAACAGGCAGATTGTTAATTGGATCACCCGGAAGTGACTTTGGAGACAGTAGTAATTCTAACTATGGCCGTGTTAGCGTATTTGAAAATGCAGATAGAACACCTGCCTGGACAGTTAAGCACGTACAACAACCAGTGGTTGAAATCGCATTATTAAACTCTGTTTACATGTATGATAAATTAGAATCTACTATTACATCGTATTTGGATTTTATTGATCCATTACAGGGTAAAATTCTTGGCGTTGCAAGAGAAAATATTGATTACATTGGCGCAGTTGACCCTGCTAGTTATAACAACGGTCCTGTGCGCAATATTGGCAATCCTTGGGCCGCCGCAAGAATTGGAGAAATTTGGTGGGATACCAATTCAGTCCGCTTCATTGATCCTAACCAAGATGACATTGTGTATGCAAGTCGTCGGTGGAGTCAAGTATTCCCAGGCAGTAGTGTAGACATTTATCAGTGGATCGAAAGTGATGTAACACCTGCCGCCTACACAGGACCAGGTACTCCACTGAGTGTTGTGAGTTACACCACTCGTTCCGAGCTCAATACTGATAATATTTTTGCAACTCGTTATTATTTCTGGGTGCGTAATATTGCCACAGTGGCCACGGCAGCAAACAAAAAGTTAAGCACAAATGCCATTGCCAATTACATATCTAACCCACGTTCCAGTGGAATTTCTTACCTAGCCCCGCTAAATGCAAGCACTGTTGCAATTTATAATGTAATGGGGTTAATTAGTGCGCAAGATACAATCTTGCACATTGAATATGACCGCATCAAGAACGACGACAATGTACACCAAGAATACGAGTTGATTGCAGATGGTATTGCTGACAGTTTCTTGAGTGCTGGCCTTTATCTGAAATTACAAGATAGTTTAAGTGGCGTTAACATTACAGGTGCACAAGTACCCGATGCCAGCTTGAGTCCTGCAGAACGCTACGGCGTTGAGTTTAGACCTCGTCAAAGCATGTTTGTTGACCGGTTTGCCGCATTGAAAAACTATTTTGGTTATGCTAATCGCATAATGGCAAACTATCCAATAGCTGAAACAAAGAGTCTCACACTGCTGAACAGCAAAGATACTGAGCCAACTGCAACTCAGGCCTACTATGCTGGAACATTTAACATAGGTGACACTTATACAATTTCTTATGTTGGCACAACTGATTTTACTGCAATAGGCGCATCAAGTAACGCAATTGGTGTTTCGTTTGTGGCCACTGGTGTGGGTCAAGGAACAGGTACCGCCACATTTACAAACTGGAATTTCCGTGTTGCTGACATAACAGAATTGGGTTACCAAAACTTATTAATTGTGCCATACGGTTATCGTTATTTGGTTGCAACAGACTCGAGTAACCAGGGCTTCTGGACCATATATGATGTCATCGCAGGGCCATTGGTTGGGTCTAAAGAACTAAGACTAGTGCGTGTACAAAATTATGATACCAGCCGTTATTGGAGTTATATTAACTGGTACACACCTGGTTACAACAGCACAGTAAATCCTGTTGCAACTGTTGTAAATTATGCAGAGTTGGCCGGAATAACACTCAACGTTGCTCCAGTTGGAGCAAGTGTCAAAGTAACTAACGCACCTGCTGGAAAATTTGAAATTTATCAGCGCACACTGACAAGTTGGGACCGTGTGGGACTGGAAGATGGAACCATTGAGCTCAGTGCGGAATTATGGAACTACTCACTTGGTAACTTTGGATTTGACTCTGAAGTGTTTGATGCACAGTACTTTGACCAAGAACCAGTGATTGAAACACGCAAGATTGTTCAGGCAATTAATCAACAAATATTCATTGACGAATTAGCAATAAATCGAAACCGTTCTTTGATGCTGATGTTTGAATTTATCATGAGTGAATTCTCTGCTCCTGATTGGTTGTTAAAAACCAGCCTGATTGATGTCAACCACAAAATCCGGTCGTTGCTGCCGTACCAATTGTACCGCCAAGACAACCAGGACTTTGTGCTAAACTACATTCAAGAAGTCAAGCCATACCATGTACAAATTCGTGAGTTCAATTTGCAGTACACTGGCAATGACGAGTATCCAGGATCAATAACAGACTTTGACAATCCGGCATTTTTTGATGAAACTTTAACAGTACCTCAATTCATTGCCCCGGTGCTGTTGCCATATACCGAGTCAACTGCTAATAGTCCAACTAACTCTAATGCCGACACTGCATCAAATGCCATAATATGGACAGAAACCCCGTGGGTAGATTGGTATAATAATTATACATTGACAGTTCAATCCGTTGTTATTACCAACACAGGTAGTGGGTATACTGTTGCGCCAACTATTACGATCACTGGTGCCGCCACCGTTCCTGCAGAAATGACTGCTGTTGTCAACAGCGCAGGACAAGTAGTTGGTGTTAACATCACTGAATATGGCAGCGGATATGTTACTACTCCAATTATAACTTTTGTAGGCGGCAACGGTTCGGGTGCCACCGCCGCAGTTGTTATGGGCAATGATTTGGTACGCCAGATAAAAACTACAATAAAATATGATAGATATCAATATTTCTCTACCATTCAAGAATGGCAACCAAATGTAAATTACGACGATGGAACACAGGTTAGATATGCAGACCGCGTATGGCAAGCAGCCAGCCCAGATAGCACAGGCGTACAAAGTGCTACATTTGATCCATTGGATTGGATCTTGGTAAATGCTGGTACGTTGTCTGGTGTTGATCGTACCATGGGCTTCTACACTCCTACAGTTAACCAACCAGGGCTGAGTTTGCCATTGTTGATCGACGGTGTTGAGTATCCGGGCGTGCAAGTGTTTGGAGTTGGTTACGACCAGTACCCGGGTTTTGACGTTGCACCTTATGATTCAACTCCGTTTGATAACTTAACATATGGTCCCGAAGGGCGCCCAACGTTTGATCAAACTATACTGGATACTATCTTTGAAAGTCCATATACAGATCCGTACTTGGGAACAAGACCCACCAGCATCAACGTCGAAGGCGGCGAATACATTGACGTGTACTCAAGCTATGCACCAGAAGAACTAGTTCCGGGCAGTGAGTTTGACACACTTGACATCCGAGTTTACACAACACCTGGTGCAGATTGGGCTCGTGACGGCCACGGATTCCGCACAGAAGTGCGCAAGTTTACAGTTACATCTGTTGGCGAAACCTATAGTTTTGCTGGGGTTACTCCGGTACCTGCAACAATGTTGATTGCAAATCAAACGCTGGGACTTGACTTGGCTATTGACGTGAGCTACACAGCAAACTGGGCAGAACAAACTATTACATTGGATCCCAGTGTAGCAGTTGGCAGCGAAATAGTAATCACACTGTACGAAATTGGTGGTGGCAATCAACTGTTCAAGCGAGCATATAACGGTGCAGAAATTGGCAGCTCAGTTGTTGTACCAGTGAAGTACTCGTTGATTGATCAATTTGTAATTTTTGCCAATGGCACATTAACTACAGATTACACATTTGTTCCTTACGGTACCACCAGTACCGAAGTAGTATTTGGTACTCCGTACACTATAAATGATTACTTGATGATAGGTGCCATTGGCCCAACTACAATTGATGGCACTGAAATTGACTACAGTTGGTCTGTACCTGTCACACAGTATATCACAGGTGTAACAGGTGTACTAGAGTATGATTTAACCAACAGTATGGAATATACCAACCCCGATAATGTAGTTGTTACTTTCAATGGTATCCGTGCTAGAACGTCTGCAGGTATTGAATATCTAGCAGACGGTACAACAGATTATCTGTTGCCAACTCGATTGGGATTCTCACAATCAACTATTTCAGACAACGAAGTTCACGTGTACGTAGACAACGTTCCGCAAGTGTTGGGTGTGGACTTCACAGTTGAACCGTATGATCCCAATACTCCACGTGCTGTGATGTTTACTGAGCCATTGACATTGGGCGAGAAAATTTTAATTTGTGTTACAACCGGCACACAAGCGTCAGTTGTTGGCACACAGCTATTGTTCAATGCATTCAATGGAATGGTGCCATCCAATGGTGATATTATTGCAGTAACAAGCTGGAACGATACTCGTCAACAAGATATCCTAACACAAGTGTATGTTGGGCCAGTATCGTCCACAGCACTGCCAGCAATTGTAGAGCCATTCAGCAGTACAAAGTACGATAATCCACCTGGTGATGCATCAGTTGAGCCAGGGCAGTATGATTTCTCAACACCACGTCCAGTTACACTTAATAATCTGTACCTAAACAGAGTAATCACCAACCCAGATCGCTTATGGGTAACACTCAATGGTCTCCAGATATTTGTTAATGATGGATTTACTATTGTTGACAACCAGATAGTATTGGCCAGCGGCTATATCATGTCTGCAACAGATGTTGTTATGATCACCGAGTTTACCAACAGCGTTGCTCCAGAAGCAATGGCATTCCGCATATTCCAAGACATGCGCGGAGTTCAAGCAACATACCGCATTACTCCTGCTACCACAACATATCTAGTAGCGCCACTCAGTACTACAGATGATGTCATTTATGTACACAACGCGGCTGCATTGAATGAACCAAATTTAGCAATGAACATTTGGGGATTACTAACTATCAATGGCGAGCGTATTATGTACCGTAACCGTGATACGGTTGCCAATACAGTGAGCGGTTTGCGGAGAGGTACAGCTGGAACAGGCGTAGCAAGTCATGCAGTTGACGCTGATGTATACAATATCAGCCGCGGCAACTTACTACCACCACAGTTCCAGAATTATATTGTTTCTAATATAACTTATCCGTTAGTGCCAGGAGTAAATCTTGGCGATGGAGTTACTACATCATTTGTTGCTGAACTGATAGATGTATCAGCGGCCGACAGCACTGTGGATAATGAAGCAGTTGAAGTTTACATAGGCGGCATACGACAATACGGCGGCTACACAATTACCAATGAAAATCCGGTTACTGTGGAATTTAATACAGCACCTCCAGAAGGAGTTGAGGTTACTATTTTGGTACGCAGAGGCGTAACGTGGTATGCTCCTGGTATTAACACACCAAGCAACGGTGTAGCATTGCAAGATACTGAGACACAGGCCGCAAGGTTTTTACGGGGCGAATAATCAAGGTAAATAAAGCATGAATCAAAGTACACAACCTCAACAGCCGGTGCCACCGGCTAAGAAACCCAACGAAACAGGATCAATATCTGTTGAAGGGCACATTCGTATTTTTGACCCTAAAACCAAGGAAGTTATAGTGGAGAAGCGAGCATGATAATTCAGCCCGGCCTGGCCAAAATTGAAGGATTTATAAAAATCCATGACCCTGTTACTGGTGAAGTATTGGTAGACAAAAAGAACGCCATTCATTACGAAAATATATCTTATGCCATGGCTCAAACACTGAGCAATCGTACGTCAGCCCAGGGCGGCGGTTGGATATATGAGATGGCGTTTGGCAACGGTGGATCCAGCGTGGATCCCACTGGTATTATTACCTATTTGCCCCCTAACACAACAGGACAAAATGCCACATTGTATAATGAAACTTATGCCAAGGTAGTTGATGATAATTCTGCGTCTGACACTGATAGTGCCAACAACAAAATGACAGTGCTACACACAGCTGGTAAAGTTTACACAGATATTTTAGTAACGTGCCTGTTAGACTACGGCGAGCCGCCTGGGCAACAAGCATTTGATAACAGTACAAACTTCAACGGTGAGTACGTTTTTGACGAACTAGGGCTTAAAACATGGAACGGATCAGCAGATAATTTGCGTCTCATCACCCATGTAATATTTCACCCGGTACAAAAGAGTTTAAACAGACAGATACAAATTGATTACACAATCCGTATCCAGACGTTAACGAACCTTAGCGCCGCATAAATATAGAGATATAATTGCATTATAAATACAATTAACGGAGTAAGATACAAATGGCATATACAATCAATCTAACCGATGGCACCATATTTGCTACTATTGCAGATGGTACTATTAATACTTCTAGTAACATGGTACTAGTTGGTAAAAATTACGCTGGTTACGGTGAATTTTTGGACGAAAACTTTATCCACTTGCTGGAAAATGCGTCTAACACAACACCTCCAACAGCGCCGTTGACTGGTCAACTTTGGTGGGACAAAGCCAATGGATTGATGAAAGTGTACAATGGATCTGCTTTTAAAGTTATTTCTGCCGCTACTGCATCATCCACTGCTCCAACAGGCAACGTACAAGGCAACTTGTGGTATGACACAGTAAACGCACAGTTGAATGTTTGGACAGGTACTGCGTGGTTGTTGGTTGGTCCGCAATTTACAGCAGGGACTGGCACAACCGGCGCCATTGTTGCCACAATCACAGACAACACTGCTGTTAGCCACACTGTTATTGAATTGTATGTGGCCGATGCTATTGTGGGCATTGTTAGTAAAGACGCCGCATTCACACCACAAGTTGCAATTCCTGGATTTACAACAGTACGTCCTGGTATTACATTGGCTACCCTGGTAGGAGCACAAGTTCCGTTATTCCAAGGCACAGCAACTAATGCTCAAACGCTTGATTCAATTAATTCAAGTCAATTTTTACGCAGTGATATCAATGACACCACATCCGGATCATTGGGCGTTTTAAACAATACCGGACTTACTGTTGGTGTAAATCAAGACTTCCGTATTGGCGTGTCTGGCACACAAGCAACAATTTATAATCAAACTAGCAATGGTAACATTGCATTCAATGTCAACATAGGCGGAACCCCGACTGAAGTAATGTTGATCAATGGTGCAACCGGTATTGTTTCTGGTGCCAATGGCATTTATGCCAATTATGCCGACGTTGCTGAACGTTTTGCAGCCGACGAAGTTTTAACAGCAGGAACAGTGGTTGAGCTAGGTGGCGCCAACGAAATCACCCGAGTTGCCAACGAACTAAGCGAAAGTGTGTTCGGTGTCATAAGTACAAGAGCAGCCTACTTAATGAATGCCGTTGCTGGAACTGACGAAACTCACCCCCCTGTTGCGATGACAGGTCGCGTTCCGGTTAACACCATCGGTGTTGTACGCAAGGGAGATAGGCTTGTATCTGCAGGTAATGGACTTGCTCGAGCCGCCCAACCAGGCGAGGCCACAGCATTTAATGTTATTGGCAGATCCTTAGACAACAAATCTTCTATTGAGCAAGGCACAGTAGAAGCAATTGTTAAGATTAATTAATAGGATAACAAAATGACATACACCGCAGGAAGTACGATAGTTGCAGTAGACTATAATGGATTTGTTAGCACAAACGGCTCAAACGTAAACGGAATCTGGTCCACAGGTGCCACCACTGCTGGCTATGGAGAAACAGCACTCAGCACAGTATCAGCCGGAGCAACTGTTTCGGCCACTGAATGGTCAACATTGAACAGTAAAGTGTCGTCAATGGCCAGCCATCAAGGCACTGCCATTACCAGCAGAGCAAACCCTGTTGTAGGTGATACTATTACAATCTTGGCCAACATGGCCACTGATATCACAAACCTTACTACCAACCGTGGTAATGCCGTAGCTAGTGGTGCACAAACAACAACATTCTCAGGCACAACCAGTAAAACAACTGCCACTGGGTCGGGATCAACTGCTTGGACAATTACTTTCACTCACACTGTAACCTGGGCCAGGGCCAATGCCGCACGTTATTTCTTCAACGCAGGTGGACGTATCAAGTGGGAAACAAGCAAAACATCAACAGGTAATTTAGCCGATGCTGAATGGAATGACTTGGCCAACACACTGGTGGGTGACATATTCATCACCGGCGGCAGTGCATTTGGGACACAAACCATTGCTGCCTCTAACTACACAGGTACAACCAAATCAGGTGGAACTGGTACACCAAACACATTGGCCACCACAACTGGCTGGTATAATTTGTTAACAAGCGACACACTAATTTACAAACAATTTGCAGATACTGCTCCGTACACAGGACAGTTTATTGCACTAAATGCCAAGACAGCAGGCACAGGAACACAGTTGGTATTGACCACAACTTGGACTGATCCAGGCGGGTCTGGAACAGGGTCTAGTGACGTTATCACTGGTGGCACTGCAACTGCGTCACCATTTACATCTTTTGGAACAGCACCTACCACATTAGTAACGCTATTTGTTCCAAGCTCAACTTACCTAACCAGCGCCGCATGGGGCACACCAACTATTGCAGCCGCAGTTGCTTGATTGAACTGTAGCGGTTTACCAAAAGGGCCCAAGGGCCCTTTACTTTTATCCATATTTCCTGTATAATAAACACTATGAATACTGAACAACTAATTGCACATGGGCGTGCCCGTTTTGATCACGTGGCTGCCCGACGACTGCTTAAAGAAAAATATCAAGCTAAACTAGTATTTGCTTATGCAGGTGGCATGTGGTGTGCAGGCCCAGAACTGCTGACACTGCTGGCAGCATGTCCTGACCGAGAATCAGCAGTTATTCTTGACTTGTACGAAACACCTGTACAGGTCGATGTAGCGGAACTAGAACTTGCTGTACAACAACGCTGGCAAGAACAAATGAATGCCTGGTTAATTGAACACGAAGAACTCAACAAACAACGATGACCGCTGGCGCATTAATATTTGCATTTAACAACGAGCAAATAGATTATGTTGCCATGGCCAATTGGTCTGCAAAAAATATACACAGACACTTAAACATACCTGTTTGCCTGGTAACTGATA